TTGACCTGATCCTTGAACTGCTTGAGCTTGTAAAGCAAGCCGTTGTCCTTGACCTAAAGTTGGATCTTCTCTAAGCTGTTGTAAGCGAGCCTGCTCAGCTCCTGCAACTCTTCCAAGTCCTTGTTCAAGATTTAAACGTGTAGCAGCGTCAAAACCCCCTGCTTCCACTATTCCACTAATATCCTCCAAAGCTGCCATTTGGGCTGCTTGAAGTCTGGGGTCCATTTGTATTTCTTCAAATCTGGAAGGACCGAGAGCTTCAGCTTCCAATAGTCCTACAAGTTCAGGACTCTCTAAAGCAATACGCTGAGCCTCTATCGTTGGTATACCAATAGCTTCTAAGCGAGCAATGTTATCTCGCATAAGCTTATTAGCTTCTTTCATTTCACTTTTACCAGAATCCTTACTCATATTTTACATCCCTACTATAAAAAATACAATAAATATCTTCATAACTTTTTGACATACCAAATAATTGACACAAATGTGCAGTTCTTTGTTGTGTAAACTCAGAAGTACTTTTGCTAATTTGTGCAGATATTGTTTTACACTTATTTTCTTTAGCAATTACTTCTACTTTATCAGACAACTCCCTCCATTTATTTTTTCCTCTCGCTTGGGGAGATACGTACATTTCTATAATTTTTAAACAACTAACTGGACCTACTTTTTGAAATTGATAAGTAGCAAAACTATTCTCGTCTTCTATTGTTTGCCAGTCAAGTATTTCTTTTACAAACTCTGCATATAAACTAGGCATCATTAACCTTGCCTTCTTAATAAATCTAATAACGCAGAAGTTCTAGCTTGAGTAGTTTCTGTATTTGCGATATTTGCTCTATTTTCAAATCCTTGACCTTTTAAAAATTGAGCATATTTATTTTGTAAATCTTTTATGGCTAAATCTTTTGCTATAGCAGATCCGTAAGCTTTCATTGCACCAGTATTAATACCTCCAACAGCTCCACCAATTCCTCTAAATATATCTCCCACTACGCTAGATCCAGCAATGTCTCCAGCATCTGAGATAATTCCGCCTGCCCCAGATCTAATATCTTGAACTCCCTGCCCAATTGTGCCCAATCCCTTAATTCCTAGCTTTTCTTCTAGTTCCTTATATAAATCAGTGGTTGATTGTATTGGATCTAATGTATTAGATCCTATAGTTCCACCTATTGCAGCTCCTACTGCAGCTCCTGGTGCAGCACCAATTCCTCCAAATAAACTTCCTACACTAGCTCCTGTAGTAGCTCCAGCTGTTGCTCCTTCTAATGCCGATCCTCCAATATTCGACTCCACGTCTTTTGAAGTTGAAGTTGCCCCTAAAAATCTATTTAACAAATCTCTATTCGATAATAACGACTTTACTGCTTCTTGGGATTCTGCATTAACATCATAACCGGCTTGACGAAGCATATCAGCTACGTTTCCTCCAACAGATGCACTGTAAGTTTTTGTTTTCTTACCAAATATATTACCTCTTGAAACTTTTTTAGATCCTGTTCCAGTTAAATTTGCCCCCTTAGAAGCGGTCTCAAATCCTTGCTGAGCTTGATCTAATAATTTTCTAAAAGACTCTGTATCCAAAGAACTAGCTAAATCCTGAGTTCCTGCTTTTTCTAAATCTGTATACAATAAGTCTTTTTGTAATTCTTTTGAAATATCAGTTCCAGCTAACTTTGCCAACGCAAGTTGTCTACTTAATTCATCTTTTGTAATAATTTTTGCTCGTTCAGCTTGTGCAGTTCTGATATCTTCTGGACGAATATTATAAAGACCTTCACCTGCTCCAATTCCTAAAACTGCAGCTTCTTCTGGAGAAAGAACCCACTGATTAAGATTCATACCTTTAACAGCATCTAATTCTTTTTTATATTGCTTATATTCTGGAGATGCTTCTATTTTTGTATACTCACTTCTTAAATTATTTATATCTTCTTGTATTTTATTATAATTATCTCTTGCTTTTTTTATACCTGCTTCACCACTCCCATCAAACCAAGCATTAATTTCAGCTTCTTTAGCTAATTTCAAATCCTTTTCTTTTTTACTAATTAAACTAGGAATTGAATTTATTTTTTCTACAGTTGGAGAATACTGCTTATTCAATTCAGTAATTTGTTCTTTTTGTATTTGTTTATTTGTTGCACCTTTATTTTGAAGAGATTTTCTAAAATACTCAGGAAGTCTTTCCCACTCTGTAAGGTATACAGGCTTTCCTTCTTTATCAACAACAGGATTTCCTTTTGCATCTAATTTTTGTATAGGTTTTCCTGACTCATCAACGGCTGGTGTTTTAATTAAATCATCTATTCTTTTTTCTGTAGCTTGTTCTTCTTCAGTTCTAGCTCCTGTAAACGCCCCTCTAGCTTCAGCACGTATTTGTTCTATTGCTGCTTTTCTTTGCATTGCTTCATTGGCTGATAAATTTTGTGCAGCTTGTAAAATTTGTTGTGATTGAAGTGCTGGTTGAGCTTGTTGTTGTAGTTGTTTTACTCCTTGCTCAGAAGCATTTAAAAGTAATGCGTCAAGTCTAGAGGCTCCTCTACTGTAGTCTCTACCACGACCAAATACATCTTTAAGTAATTGCTCTCTTCCTAAAGCTGTTTGAGTTAATTCTCCTGCTTGTTGAGCAATTCTTGCTTTCTGCGCAGCTGGATCATAAAGACCGGCTTGTTGTAAAGATTGTGGGCCTTGGTATTGTGCGTTAATAATGTCGGCAAAACGTTGAGTTTGTTCTGGAGTAAAATACTGTTGAGGTTGAGCTGGAGCTTGTGGCTGAGTCGGCATCTGTACTGGAGGATTAATTCTCGCCTCAGGTATAGTTGGTTGGGGTAAAGCGGGAAGAGTTACCATTCTTCTTTGAGCAGGTTGTTCTTCTATAGGAATATTTTCAGGTAGTACGTTAACTGAAGGAGCTTGGTAAGTTACTCCTCTAGCAGCTTTAACTATATCCGCTGCTTCTTGTCCAGCTGTTTCCATTCCAGCCAGACTTCCCGCTTGCATTTGTGTTCCAAAAGTTTTCTGAGCTTGTTGTGTTGCTTTTTGAGCACCGGCTCCTAGCCTTTGAACTTGACTAGCTGCGGCTTGAGCAACTCTTTGTTGACCTCCACCTTGAGCAGCTTGTAAATAACTTTTAAGATTAGCGAATGTGCCAGTTCCAGCTTTTTGAGGCTTTGGCATCGGCTGTACTTGCTGTGAGGACTGAGCTGATGTAATTCTACTCGGAGTAGTAGTTTGTTGAACTGCAGATTCTTGTTGAGGTTGAGGCTGACCTTCTTGTTGAGTTTGAGGTTGTTGAGTTGTAAGAAGCTCTCCCATCCCCCTCCCCTGAACTTCGTCTTGATCTTTACGAATTGCCATAGATTTACACCTTTTTCCTCTGTAATATAAGGGTGTTAAATAGCATTTTTTTAATATAACACAAATTCAATTACTTGTAAAGTTTGCCAATTTCACAAAGTTGTGCTATATTTGTGATCGGAGACTAACATCTCCTCTTTTTGCTCTTTTGGACCGTGAAATAGAGAGTTTACAAGCGAACTCGATATATGAGCCGGTGTAGGAAACGAAATACTCAACTAGGTGTCGAAAAACCATTAAGTACCTAGCGGAAAGCCAGAGAGTTAAACAAAACGACTTGAGACTTGGAGTTTTGTAGAAAAGAGAAATTTAGGTTAAAAGCCCAAACCTTATCCCCAAATAGTTGAAAATACGTACTAAGGATCTGGTTTTACTAGTAGAGACTAAAGCTCTATATAGAGAAAACTATGTCAAAATTATTGAATAAGTTCCAAAGTTAATCTATATTTTACTCCAGGTAAGAATCCAACCCCGTAATTAACCTTGACAACGCCATTGCCTTGATGGCTCCAATCAATGTATGGAAACTGTGTAAGCTTTGAACTAGTGCTGGATAAATCTTGAATTTTACCAATATGAAGCATAGTGACATTAGTTAGCTTTGAATTAATTAAAGCATTTCCATTTGGCTTACCTTCGGAAGTAAATGTAATCTCCAAATCAACCTTAGACCTGGCTAAGTTATCAAAATCAAGTTGTCCATTTACCACTTGAAATATCTCATCAGAAAATTCATTATAGGAACCAGCAATTGATTCTACAATTTCTGTTGGAGTAGATTTATCATCTACATCTTCTGGGATAATTCTTCGAATATCACTAAGTTTTGGCATATTTTACCTATAGCCTCTAGTAGAAACTTCTCTAGGTTCAAGCGAAACTCCAATGAGTTTAAACTCTTCTCTTGCATTCACATGAATAAATTGAACATGTAAGTATCTACATCTAGATTTATCTCTAGGAATTAAAGTCCTTATAGGAACTTCATTACCTTCTCCTCCAAAAGTGACGTTAGCCCAACTATACCCATCCCAGTATCCAGGACCTTTTCCTGTAAAGTCTATTGGAGAGAAATCATATGATCTATCAGAAGAGTATGCTACAGTTCCTCCCCAAAAATTGTTTTGATCAAAAATCAGTGTGCCATCTGGAACTTGTTTTGTAGACTCTGGTTTTCCAAAATGCTGTGGGGCGTATTGTACAAGACATTTAATTCCCTTGAAGAAACTAACATCTCCTTGTATAAATTTATTACTAAACTTAACTGTAATTAAATTTCCTCGTGGATTTACAGAGGTAACTAAAGTTTCGTAAACTAAAAGCTCCTCTACTTTTTTATAATTTTTAAAACTTGTGTTAGCAAATTCACTATTTAGGTAATCTACTATAGCATTAAAATCATCCCTTAAATCAAGCAATGCAGATGAGCTTGATGGAGTCGGAACCGCTATTCCATCTGTTTGAAGTTTATTGGCTACTTGAGCAAGTTTATCTGCTAGGTTATCTCCTGTGACAGCTTTTAAAGAAATGTAATTACTCGTAGCTAGGGTATCTCTATCTAATTTTTTTAAAAATCTATTAAACTTATTTATATCTAAGTATTGACTTTGAACAAGAACATCTCCTACTTCTAGTTCAGAAACAGAGGATATTGTGAAAGTTGTACCATTGATAGCATTCGCACCAATTGCTCTCACAATTTCTCTGTCGGCATAATCTTGCCTTTCAAAATTTTTTCTTTCTTTTAAAACATAAGGTCTTCCAGAGGAATCTCCTAAATAAATCTTGTCATCACTTGGATTCACAACACCGCAATTTGCAGGTTTTGTCCATCTAGTCCAAGTTCTGGTAAAAGTATTGTATCTAAAAGCTTGCGTTGCGTATTGATCTGTCGTCCTTTCTGGAAGCCATAATAAATAACATCTATCCGATTCAGATGACATTCCCCAACTCATAAGCTTGTAGTCAAACTTAGCATTAGCGACTTCCTGAATCTTATTTTCAATATTCCTAGAAATAACTCCTACTCCAGTTTCAGAAACTGTTACTACACCCTGACTGGTTAACACATAAATCAGGTTATTTAAGTTAATGGCTGTGTCTGGTGCATATGTTAAAGCGGATGAATCCGATAGTCTAAAAGTGAAATTTGGAGCTGCTGGACCTGTTATAACATATACTCCATCCTCTTTAAGGACAATTAAACTATCTCGTAAAGCCATTACCCTTTGAATTGCTTTATCTCTTGGTCCAATATCCAAGTAATTTACAAGAGGTACTGATTCTGGCTGCCCTATTTTTGAAAAGTATAACCTATTTGGATTAACAGAATTATCTGATGCGACATCAGCCGCAAACACTACAGCTTGATCAAAAGTTAAATAAGTATCAGGATTAGTAAATCCGGATAGCTTAAATGATGTTATAGATGGAGTAGATGATACTACTTTTTTACCAGTTACGATAGGGGTTGTAGAAGTTGGATCAACAAATATATACACTTGTTGTCCAGTAGTAAAATTATGACTGTAAAAGGTAGTAAATAGATCAGGATTAACAAAGTCATCGATAAGAGACGCTACGGGCAAAGAGGGTTCAAATACTGGAACATCTGTCGTATGGCTAAAGCCAAGAAAAAATTGATTATCTTCCAAAGATTTGGCTTCTAATATTAAAATACCAGGTAAATCATCTGCTCCAGATGAATAAAAAGCGTTCACTGGTGATTGCGTATCTTTGTTTATTACACGCTCTAAAGACCTGGCTGTGTCCTCTACTGATAGAGCTTGAGAAGCTAATCCTGACAGAAGCACTTCGTTTAAAGAAGCATTCTCTCCAAAACCCTCCCTAATAACAGTAGGTAATATCCAACCACTATTTACGCTGGATTGTGTAGTAACATTAACTTCGCCATTATCTTGATAAAAAAGTCTTATGTTTCCAGATGCAGGTACAAAGCTAATTCTAGAAATACCTAAGCCTAAAGATAGGTCTATTGGAGATCCACCAGATGTTAATGATATTCTAAAGTTATCCTGAGTTTTATTTATTACGTAGTAGTTAGTACTGCTAGATAATCCAGCCGGTATTGTTTCAGTAAATGTAACTAAATCTCCATTGATTAATCCGTGATTCTTTATAGAAATTACATCGGTTGAAGCAGTTATATCAGTTTCTAAATTTATATCAAAACTGGATCTATTAACTAAAATGTCTGGTATATCAAAAAAAGCATCTTCAAAAGCTTCAACAGATCCTTGCACTGTATCATCATACCCTTCCAAGGCGACACGCAATAAGATTGAATTGTCGCTTTCGGGTATTTCTGTGGTATGGGTAATGGTAGCGGTTCCTGATGCGGTCGATAGATTTAAAAAAGCACCTCCTACAGAAGTAGAAAGTTTTAAAACATTATCGCTAACTCTAGTTACATAATAAGTTCCAGCTATTAATCCTCCTGGAAGAGAAGTTCCCGATATTGATACTTTATCATTTGTAGCAAAATTATGCCCAGTTATTGTTATTTCTTCTGTGGTAGAATTAATATCAGTCTCATCAAAAACATAACTTATAGTTCCTTTGTCGAACCAAACTCTATACTTTATTTTATTTTGAGCTGTCATTATATCAAAATAAGTATTTCCTACAGTTTCTGATTTTCTTTTAGCTGTAAACTCTATAATTTCACTTTGACCTGAAAAAGTATAGCTTCTTAAAACCGATGAATTACCAATATATAACTTTGAATATCCAGATATTAGCTGAGTAACGGCTAATAAGTTAAATTGTAATCTATGTCTTTCTTTTGTATTTGCATAAAAAGCAGAGTTTTTAAAAACAGCTACATCATGAGCTATTGGAGGTTGTTCATTAGAGTATAATGCACCCTCCCCAGTCACTGGGTTTGTGTATAAAAATAACCCACCCTGCCTAAATGTGTCTGGAACTATGTCTTCATAAGTTATTGTAGCAGGAATAGCTCCAGAACCTTCCACGGCTGGATACTCTGCAATTTTTTGAAATTCATTACCAGGATCAATATCATTTAATGTTTGCCCAGAAGAAACAGTTATAAAAGCTGTCCTATAAATTTCATAAAAATAATCTCTATCATTTGTGTTTATAATTTCGGTAGGCACCGTAAAAACAATTGTGGCATTTGCTGGAGTTCCTACTGATGTTTGACCATCAAATATCTTAGAAACTTCCATAAAAGTATTAATTATATTTCCAGCACTTGCATCCGTTACATTACCGCCATCTATATTCGTGACTGTTATTTTTGCAGCTTCTGCAGATACTTTTATATCGCTTATGGTGTTTAATGTTTCTGCAATTTTAGCTGTATAATTTTCTTTTGTTTTTGATGCTAATTTATATATTTCAACTTCTTTTAAAGATCTTCCTACTAATAGACCATCTGTAGGAACATTGTCAGTTCCTGAAATATTAAACCAACAAGCAAATTTATTATTAGGAGTATCAAATATAAAAAAATTACTATTATTTATTCCGCTATAAATATACCCTGTTCCAACAGCATCTGTCAGTTGTATTGCAGAACCGCCTAAAGTAGCAGATATTGATAAGTTATCAGTTAAACTTGATGGAACAAAAACTAAAGTTGCAGTTCCGGCAGCCGCAGATAGATTAAAAGCAGCCCCTCCGCTACTAGTTGATAATTTTATCACATTGTCTGAAATTCTAATAACATAGTATATTCCAGCTGTTAAACCACCAGGAAGTGATGCACCAGAAATGGTTACTTGACTATTATTAGCTAAATTATGATTTTCAATTGTTATTTCTTCTGTGGAACTATTTATTTTAGCTTCTGTAAATGTGTGAGTAATATTAGCAGATACAATGTAATAATCTGTATTTTTATTTAATTCTTTTGGTAATGTTCCGTGAAATCTTACTTTAGTCCCAACGGTATATCCATGATTTGCTATATTTATAATAGAACTAGAAACTGCAGTAGTAGAATCAAATTCTTTATGATTGCCCGCACCAGCATCTTTTACTGAAATAGTAAATTCTTCTCCGGTGCTAATGTCTTTTGAAGTATTTGCAATTACATATCTTGAACTGGGAACTCCTCTAATTATATTACCATTAGCATCTTTTTTAGCCCAAACTACAGAGTATCCAACTTTTGATTGTGCAGGTAAAAAACCAGAAGAAGATGGTACGGAAACTCCTTCTAATCCAAGAGCTTTTACAGCACCTGCGTTTGTAATAAATCCAGCTGAAGTTGTAAAATCCGAAGCTGATTTTGCTGATATTTTTTTTATACCTTGATTAGTAGTAAAATAAAGATTTGAATTCAACTCAAAATATTTAATTCTAAGTTTTGAAATTAACTCATTATAAGTTCCAGAAAAGTTTAAAAAAGATCCGTTTCCTGTGGAATCAAAGCTAAGCTTGTTAGAAAAGTGACGTAATATTCTACCTTTATAAGTTATTAACTGCTTAATGATAGAATCATCGTCTGTTTTATTTCCAAATTCCCCAAATCCTCTTCTACTTTGAACAATATTATCAAAGTCAATAACACAATTATCTAATATTTCAGCAGCACCATCAGGCTTTGCAAGTTCATTGGGGCTTGTCACTAAACCACGATTAATTGTTAATACAGCCACAAATTACCACCTTCTATTACGCCTTCCTAAAGTATTAAGAGTATTTACAAGTGGGGAATGTCTTGATTTTATTTTTTGAGGAGCGCCTTCAACTCTATTGTCAAGAAATGTTCCAGCATCTCTTTCCATATTAGCTAGCTTTCTTTCAGCTGACTGTTTATTCTGCTCATCACCCATAGCCTCTAAACAAGAAACAGCAACCCTCTGTGCAAGAATTGGATGTAACTCTGTAGGAATATTTGGAACAAAAGTTTCTTCTGCAATATTGACATATGAACCAGTCTCAATCTGATTCACAGAAGAAATTTCAAAACTTATTTCATTCGATAACTGGTTTATAATATTAACTCTAGCATCATAGTTAAGTATTTTATTAGGAGAAACATTTTGCACAAAATCAAAATACGAAGAATTTAAAAAGGATGTAGGCATTGCATCTACTTTTATCTTTTTAACAGCTAACCCTAAATTGTAGCTCCCTGTTGTACTTCCAGCAGCAGTAGTAGTAATCCCAATAGTATAGTTATTTGAATCCACAACAGATATTTCATGATAACCTATGATACTTGGAGTAGTGTCTGTTCCAGATATATACACTAAATCTCCGTTATTTAACCCGTGATTTAAGCACTCTAAGGCAGTTTTTGCTCCAACTGTAACGTTTGATATTGATCCAGATTTAGGAGTTATTTGATTGATTTCATTTGTAGCAATAATGGATTCTATAATGCTACCTTGGTTTTCTTTTACAAGCTTATTTGGGCGCATGTAAAAGTACAATCTAAGTTTGCTTCCAATATTTATGTCAAAATTTATTAAAACTACATCATTGTTTTCAATATAAAAACCTCTTGTATTTTTATAAGAGGTAGTATTTGTAAAATCGGATATTTCTGTAAGAGAATATCGATACATTTCAAATATGTTTTCATTTTCATCTATTAACGCTACATCTCTTAATTTATTTCCATGTGCTCTTGGAGGGATTGGATATCTTTTCTGATCCTTATCTAATAGTATTTCTGTATAATAAATTAGATGTTCTTCATGCATTCTTTGGATTAAAGGAACTAATCCAATGTTAATTTCTTCTGTAGCCATCTCTAACAGATCTTCATCTGTAAAAGTTTCTTGAGAATTGGGTATAAACGCACGACGCTTAATACTTCGTATCAAGTCGCCCGTCTTTAAGATGCTAGACATTTAAAGTCCTAGTTATTTTCCAAGTTTCTTTTTAAGCATTTCATACATCATCTCCATTTCATCTGGAGACATTTCAGAAACCTCATCTTCTGCTTCCATTTCAGGAGACTCTTCTTCATCCATTGACTCTTCTTCGCCATTTTGCTTAGACTTTAACTGCATAAGCTTTTCAGCCATACTTAAGCCTTTTTGGATGCCCTCTGGAGAATCAGACATAACAGAAACTTTCTTCATGCCTTTTTTGCCTAACATGTCTTTCATCGGAGAATACATGTCGTCTGACATCTCCTTAGAAAGTTCCTTAAGCATTTCAGCTTTAGCTTTTGCTTTCTTTTCCATAGTTTATAGCTCCTTTATGCTACATAATATAAGGGTGTTTTATTGTGTTTTTGCTTATTTATAAGATTAATGTAGATAAGTAGTTGATATTGTGTAATACCAACTACCTATTATAGTTATTATACTTCAGTAAATCCAGCAGGTGTGAATTGAGGATCTGTAGCAACTTCCATTTGAGATCCTATCATTCCAAAAAGTGTAAAGTACAGTTTTTGAGATAAAGTTGCTCCTAATGCTATTAAACTAGGACCAGTTAATGAGGTTGCTATATTTGTAGAAAACATCCAAACCCCATTTATATGAATATCAATTCTTTTTTCAGGATTTGTAAAATCTATAGCTATTCCAAATCTAGTATCTACCACATCTAAAGCTACAGTAGTATTAGTATATACATTAGGAACGTTTACCAATGTTTGACCTGCGTTAACGGCATATCTTAATCTATTGCTACTTCTTAAGTAAAAAACATTTAACTGAGTATCTGAAAAATCCTTAAAAGTTCCAGAAGCATCAGAAAAATCCATAGGTGGATTTGAAAGTATTCTTACTCCAAAACTTCTTGAATACGCAGAACCAAAATTGTCATTAGCTTTAAAAATAAATTCTTTATAAAATTTACCCGTGGAAGAAAGACTAATTTCATTATTAGTATGGTAAGCTCCATATCCAGATCCAGTCCAACTCATAGTATTATTGAAGTTACTAAGTGCTGTTTTTTCAACTAGTCTTAGTGTAGTTGAAAATGACTCAATTGTTGGAGGATTAACAATAACTTCTAAATTAATATCAAAATCCGCAGTAGTTAAATCCTCTCTTCCTATTCTTAATATACCGCCATCAAAATCTAATATTTCAACAGATAAAACCTCAAAATTTGATTTAGCTTTATCAGAAATTAAGAAAATTCCGGTAGGATTAGCTTGCGACGCATCAAACTCCACTGTTTCATACTGTCTACCAGTAGAACTCTTAAATACAACATTAACCCTAAACCAATTTAAAGAGTCTGAAAAATAACTATCAGCAACAACCAACGGGTGTTGTGCTAACTCACTTTTTGATAAGCTAAAAGTAGCAGGGGAGCCTTTTGTTATAGTAGCTGGTTTTGTCAATATAGCCATGGTATCCTCCCTAAGCCTTAATTATATATTTTAAATTAGCATTACTATCTGGATTTGGTAAATTAAACGTAGTAGATCCATTACCAGAGCCATAACTAGTGCTTATTATTGAAAATAAATCGGAATAGGTAGTTCTATTTACAGCAGATCCATCACAAAGCAACCAGCCAGTAGGGGCAGTATTTCCAGCATAAAGATACATAACTCCAACTGGAGTATTAGCTAAAACTGTTGTTGAAATTAAATTTTCAGCAGCTTGTGCTCTTGTGACTTCGTTATTAATAGCGGACTGTAAGCTCGAATCCCCATTTGCTCTTGATGTTACTTCCGAAGATAAAAGTATAGCTAAAGAATCTTCGGCAGCTTGCGCTCTTGTGACTTCATTATTAATGCTTGTTGTTAATGTGCCTATTTGTGAACTAACAGTTGAAGCAAAATTTGCGTCATCATTTAAAGCTTGCGCTAGTTCATTAAGAGTGTCTAATACAGCTGGTGCAGATGATACTAGATCTGATAATTTTTGATCAGCATAATCTTTTGCATCCTGCAATACAACAACATCAGCAGCTTGTCTATTAGAGACTTCAGAAGAAATTGCCGAGGATAAAGAAGATTCAGCAGCTTGTGCTCTAGTAACTTCTGCAGAAAGAGCAGAAGAAATTGAAGATTCAGAAGCCTGCGCTCTAGTGATTTCAGATGAAATCTGAGATTGTAATCCAGACTCAACACCAGTAGCTCTTGCAACCTCTGTATTTATGGCAGATTGTAATGCAGCACTAGCACTAGCAATTGCTGCTGATTGAGCCTGACTAGCTTTTGTATCAGCATAAGTTTTTAAAGGAGCTTCTAAAGTGCTGACTTTTACAGATTTAGATTGTCCTCCAGTTGTAACCAAAAAAAGATCATTTTGGTCTAGTTGTGTAATTTTTTCAGTCAATTCCGAAATTTTTTTACTCATTTAAGTCTCCAAGTTTGTATTATTCTAATAACAGATTTTCACCTGATTCTAACAAAAGATTAAAACCATCCTCTAACAATATTACAAGCTCTTCACTTTCCGAGTTGTTTAAAGTAATATCAAATTGCAAAGTATTCAAAGCACTTCTAGGCACTTCTAAAATTTGACCATCAAAATCAACAATTTGAATACTCATTATTAAAAACGTATCCCTAGCTCTATTTGATGCATAAAAATAAGAAGGAGCAAAATCATCAATACTACTAAAAGTTATTACCTTTTTTTGATTTCCTTCAGAACTTTCATAGTTCAAATTTACTAAAGACCAATTAGAAAAATCACTAAAATAAGGATCATCTGAAACTATAGAATTATTTACCAATTCTCCTTTAAAAAGAGTAAATTCATTATCTACACCTTTTAATACTGGATTTGGTTTTGATATTATAGCCATTTTTCCACCTAATAAAAAAGGGAGGATTTCTCCTCCCCCTTTGCTAAAAATTAATAAGCGTAAGTTACGAAAACTACGTCACCACTCTCAATAGCTTCAACTCCGCCAGAAGCGAAATCACCAGTGAAAGTTAAACGAGTAACTCCGTTTACAACAGAAACAGTGAAATCCTCATCTTTGTGAGCCATTAGACGACCAACAGCAACAACTAGAGAATTAGCAACAACTTCTCTTGAAAGATCAACGTGAGTTAAAGTTGTAGACATAGTAAACTTTTCTTTACTATAACCTTTTGCTTCAAGAATGTCAAGTCTAGCGTCAAGAGCATTTTCAGCAGATGTAGCGCGAGAAACTTCATTAGAAACACTTAACTCAAGAGCATCAATATCATCTTCTGCAATATCAACACGACCAACAAGGTTAGTGATGTCGTTATTAGAATTTAATACTTGAGACTGAAGAGTAGTAATATCAGCTTCAGTTTCAGTAACTCTAAGTTCTAGAGAATCAATATCGCCTTCAGCAGTTGTTAATCTAGAATCAAGTCCAGATTCAACTCCCATAGCACGAGATTCTTCTGCGTCAATATTAGACTGAAGAGTGTTGTCTGCAGCAATACGAGCAGACTGTTCAGTATTGATATTAGATTGAAGAGTATTATCTCCAGCAATACGAGCAGATTGTTCAGAACTTACAGCAGCTTGTCTATCAGATACTTCTTGAGAAATCTGAGATTGTAAAGAAGACTCTACACCCATAGCACGAGACATTTCTGTATCTATGTTAGATTGTAAAGTTTGATCTCCAGCAATTCTTTCCGATTCTTCTGTATCAATATTACCCTGTAATACTAAATCAGCTGCTTGACGATCAGAAATCTCTTGAGTAAGTTGAGACTGTAGAGAAGACTCTACGCCCATAGCTCTTGACATTTCATCATCAATATTGCCTTGTAACACTAAGTCAGCTGCAATACGCTCAGACTCTTCTGTATCAATGTTGCCTTGTAATACAAGATCAGCAGCAATACGAGCAGATTCTTCAGCTTCAATGTTTCCAGATGAGTTCTGAGCAAGAGTATTGATCGCTCCCTGTAAGCTACCATCAGCAGCTTGGAAAGCAGAAACAATTTCTGTCAAAGAATCTAAAGCCTCTGGATCAATATTACTTAGAACATTATTGATTTGAGTTTGAAGATCAGATACTTCTCCATCAACGTATGTTTTCGTTACAGGATCAGATTCAAGAACATCAAGTCTATCACTAAGAGATTGATCTCCAGCAATTCTAGCAGATTCTTCAGCTGAAACAGCTATTCCTCTATTAGAAACTTCTGTGTTAATTTGATCTTGAAGGTCAGATTCAACACCCATTGCTCTTGACATTTCATTATCAATGTTAGTTTGAAGAACTAATTCTGATGCAGTTCTATCAGAAACTTCTTGAGTAATCTGAGATTGAAGTGACCCTTCAACTCCCATAGCACGAGAAACTTCAGATTCAAGATCAGAAACAACATCATTAACTTGAGTTTGTAGAGAACTCTCAACACCCATTGCTCTTGACATTTCTGTGTCAATATTACCTTGTAAAACAAGATCTCCGGCAATTCTTTCAGATTCCTCTGTATCAAGATTTCCTTGAAGAGTATTATCTCCAGCAATTCTATTTGATGTTTCTTGAGTAATTTGAGATTGAAGACTTCCTTCTACTCCCATTGCCCTTGACATTTCAGTATCGATGTTACCCTGAAGAACTAAGTCGGCAGCTTGTCTATCTGAAACTTCTTGTGTAACTTGAGATTGAAGTGACCCTTCAACTCCCATAGCTCTTGACATTTCAGAGTTAATATTATTCTGTAATGTTTGATCTCCAGCAATACGAGCAGACTGTTCAGAACTTACAGCAGATTGACGATCAGAAACTTCCTGAGTGATTTGAGATTGAAGAGAACCTTCAACGCCCATTGCACGAGATTCTTCTGAATCAATGTTACCTTGAAGAACAACGTCTGCAGCCATTCTTTCAGATTCTTCTGTATCTATATTACCTTGAAGAACTAAATCAGCTGCAACTCTTTCAGACTCCTCGGTGTCAATATTACCTTGAAGTACTGAATCAGCAGATTGTCTGTCTGATACTTCTTGAGAAATTTGATTTTGCAAAGACTGATCTGCAGCAATACGAGCAGACTCCTCAGCTTCAATATTTCCGCTGGAATTTTGAGCCAAAGTGTTAATTGTACCTTGTAAACTACCATCAGCAGCTTGGAATGCAGAAACAATTTCTGTTAAAGAATCTAAAGCTGTAGGATCAATATTGCTTAGAACATTATTAATCTGAGTTTGAAGATCAGACACTTCACCGTCTACATATGTTTTAGTAACTGGATCTGCTTCAAGAACGTCTAAACGAGCGTCTAATCCACTTTCAGCACTCATAGCACGAGACATTTCAGCGTCTATATTGCTTTGTAATGTCTGGTCTCCAGAGATACGAGCAGATTCTTCAGAATCAATGTTTGACTGAAGAGTTTGATCTCCAGCAATTCTAGAAGATTCTTCTGAATCAATGTTGTCTTGTAAAGCAGCTCTTACAGATTCAATCTGAGAGTTTACATCTTGTACAAAAGCAATTTCATTACCAGAAGATAAAAGTTTTCCGTTTCCATCTACGGATAGGAGGTTAAATTCTTGTCCTTGAGAATTTTCCATCCTTAATGTTTGACCATTTAGAAGTTTAATTTTCGAACCATCGATGGCATCCGATTTAATAAACTTCTTTTTAATTTGTTGAGCCATTAGCTCTCCCCTTTTTTTAGTACTGAACAATCAGTACATCTGTATTATCTAAGAATCCTTCCAACCCTTTATCCTTCCATGAAATCTTATTATCGATAATTTCGTAATCAACCCCATTAACTTGAGGTATTCCACCCTCTGGAGTTACAATAACAGCACTAGAAATTAAGGGTGTTTGCTGTAATGTCACAAATCCGTCATCGATATTTTGTTGCGTTAATTCTATATTTTCTACAATAAATCCAGAAGTTGCGCCAACAGGAAAACCACCTAAATTATTTCCATCTCCACCAAAGAAAGCTTTTTTATCTACATCATAAACCAATTCACTAACTTCTAGTATAAGATTATTTCTCTGTGCTGTTGTAACTTTTGGTGCTTTAAATATCGCCATCGTAAATCCTCATACCTTGATCTATTTGAGACGGAGAATCTTCTCTATAACCAAGATCTATAATCAAATCGGACTCTATATCCCCCATATCAATATCACCAATATCCTCTGATATTGTAACTGGAACAATCCAAACTAAAGATACTTGAAATGGATCATATTTCCAAGGCATATTAAACTCTTGTTTTTTGTACAGAAACTATTTGTTTTTTTGTAGAATCTACATAAGTAACAAGAACTTCCTGAACAGCAACAGAATTATTTTTATAAGTGTATAATTCTTGATTGCTAGCAGGAAACGTTGTAGCTATTTCATCCCAAAAAACATCTGTAATTGTTGTACTTAAATCTTCTTTTAATTCAAACTGTCCAGAAAAAACATTAAATATATAATTTTTTAAAACTTGACCTTTATATATTGGATGTACGCCATCATAGGTAATTTCTATATTACTAATCAAGTCTTGTTTACCTTGAGAATTGGAAATAGCAAATCCTGTTCCAAAATCTTGTGAATTCGAAACAATCCCCATTCCAACTGTGGCAATTTCTATAGCTGCATTAGCTCTGGATACATAAAAATGCTCTTTGTGTAATGTATTTAAAACTAAAGTAACAGCCATTGCAATAACCATTGCGTCATCATTTCTATTTATAGGAATCTCTATTGGCGTAGAGCCTGGAACAATAGGAGCAATTCCTTCATCCCCAACATTAAACCAAATATGAAAAGGTTTATTATCTGGAGCTGAAAACAGTTTTACATGTTTGTTTTGCAAAGAATTGTTGATATCAGAAACAAATCCTATATTAGTCTTATGTGACTGCGTTCCTCTATAATAAAGGACTTTAGATGGAAGATTTTCGGCAGTATATTCAACTCTAAAATGAGTATAAAATTTATCTACTACTGATCTTGAATCAGAAACTCTTAAAGTTTTACCATGTAAATCATGGACATCTTTAAAGATTTGCCCAGAATCATAAAATGAGCTAGAATTATTAGACATCGAAAACCTCTGTAATATAAGGGTGTTATACGCTTAAATTAAACAGAAGTTGTAAGTGCTCTAAATTTCATAGTGCCACTAACAAATCCAGAGAAATTAGGAGATGTATATTGCAGTTGTCCAGAATTAGTTATGTTAAATAATATTCCTATATTATCACCTGATGATTTTATTGAAATATCCCACTCAGATCCTTTCTGTATCCCATTGATTTCATATACTTCATAAAGATCGGAGGTGGCGTCTACGTACACAGATACCTGTGCCTTAAATGATCTAACTATAGTATTAGAAAAAGAAAATCCGGTTATATTTTCGGGTGTAACTTGTGAGTTAGAAAATGAATAGCTTCCTTCAGCTAAGTCTCCAGGAGAGTCTCCTGCTCCAATTAGTGCGTCAACTTGTGCTTTTGTATAATATCTAATATCTCCGCGAGCATCTGTGTGGTATTGTATATGGTCATCATTAGAAAGACCAGAAAGAAGCCCGTGATTTGTTGCAACGCCAGCCGGAGTATAAAGTTGAGTCCCTCTAAAATCTATATAATTTCCACCATTTATAGATCTAGTTATAGCTTTTGGTGTATTTGTATAAGTATTAGAAGATTCATAAACTACACTGCCCAAGGCAACGAATTCAGAAAACGGAAGACCAGATAAACTTGTTATTTCTGTACTAGCTGCAACTCTAGCAGCTGTTACATTTCCATAAGTTTCAATACCTTGAATTGCTATAATTGGAGTTTCTTTATCATTAGTACCAAATACATGGATTAAAACAAATGCATTATTAGCAACTTCAGTTAGTTGCCAAGAACCGTCCGTGAATTGATTATAAGGAAGTCTTCCATTAGCCCCCGTATACCCAGCCGTACCGCTATAAACCATTGGAAATGAATCTGCTGTTTTTTTACGCCACAAAGCACCCTGTCTAAATAATACGGGAATTTCAGTTTGTGCGGGAAGAGTTAAAAGCAAATCTTCATCTCTTATCGTTCCTTCGTCTGCTGTAAATTGAGCATGTGTATTTAAACTTCCATCTCCATTTACAACAAAGTTTTGTAAAGCAAGACCAGATAAATATTGTGCTCCAAACACGGTGTGTAGGTAGCTGTGGGTTTCGCCATCCATCACCAGCCCGTGTCTTTCTTCAGCAAAGTATGTGTGGGTGTTTGTATCTGTATTCCAATAAACAACTGACAATAAAGCATTTTCTTTAAAAAGCGTCGATCCAGCAACTTGAGTAGAACTTAATACACCAGATGAGTTATAGTAGATAAAATGATTACCTGGTAAGTTCGGTATTTGTATACTCTCTGATGTTGTTTTTGTAAACTTGATTCCTTTAACATAAAAAGTAAACGAAGCCCCTACTGGGGCAATTGTGAAAGTTCTATCTGGACCAGAGTCGCTAAATGATGTTGTTGATTCTAATAGAGTAGCAAAGCCAGTAGGTTCATTTGTAACATTATTTTGAGATTCTCTTCTTAAAGCTAGTTCGTCTAAATGAGCTTTGATTGTAGAACCGTCGGTAATATCCCAATAAGATGGGTCTGCTTGCGTATTAGCTATGTCATCAGAGTCAAGAACTACGACGTTAGTTTGTCCATTAACCGATAACACAGGAGCTGGAGAAATTTCTACATATACTGATCCAGACCATCTATACGTTAAATTTGTATCCAATGCAACATAAATCTTACCTGTTTCCCCAGTTGGTGGAAATGCCGCCAAGTTTGCGTATTCCACAACATCGTCGACATAACTTGGTAGATATGTAGCATCAATCTTTGTAGATGCATTTAATGGAGCAACTCCGTTAGCTACACCTTTTTCTGAGCTTGAAATTTTAGTAGACAACCCTGAATCAACATAGCTTTTTACAGCATTTTGAGTTGGGTATAGAGTATCAGATGTACCTAAAGCTATATTTGTACTTTTATTAGCTACATCCTCAGGAGTAAATCCTAAAGAATCTTGTTTTCCGTTTAAAGCGGTTTGTGTAGCGGTTGAAATAGGTTTGTTTAAATCGCTTGTATTGTCAACATTACTAAGTCCTACTTGAGTTTTTGTAACAGAGTGTGGATTGCTTGTATTAGTGACATGATTTGTTAAATCTAATTGCGAAGCTTGTCTAATTCTTAAATCCATCTCCTGCTTAACAGGATTTGAAAATAGTCCAAGAGTTTCAACCATGTGCTGAACTTGATTAACTCCAGCACCAGAAGAAGTTCCAAAAGAAATAGTTAAGATTTGTTCTGTAGGAAGTTTGTCCCCAATTGAAAGACCTGGTATTAATGCTAAATTAATTCTTGGAAGCTCTGGATGCACAAGAGGATTTTCTCCTGCATAAACTAAGTATTGTTTACCAACTACAGGAGTTGGAGTCATTGGACCATCGTAAACTACTCTAGAATGAGCAAATCCAGGAATAACATCTCCCGTTCCTGTAGGAAAGGTATATATTGCTATAATTGGAGTTGCTGCACCAGATACAGCATCAAAAGTCATTATAGCGTAAGAAGATTTTAACTCTCCCAAAGTTACCGTACCTTGACTTGTACCATCAAAGTAATACCAATTTATTTTTTGTCCGGCAATTGAATTTTTAAAATACCACCCATCTCTAATTAAAGCCGAAGGGTCTTTTTCTCCAGGCTGACCATCTGCATAAACCTGTGCATTATTTTCATAAGCATAAATAGTTACAACTTCATCCCTATCTTCAATTGGGACAATTCTTTCGTCTAAATCGTCTAAAGCATTTTGGGTAGCTGTAGATATGGGCTTATTTAAGTCACTGGTATTATCTACATTTCCTAACCCAATATCGGCTTTATCTAAAACAACGTCACCAACCTGTGTATTAACAGAAGTTACTTCAGAAGGAGACATTTCTATATAAGCAGAACCGCTCCATCTATAAATTTTATTTGTGTCTAACGCTAAATAAATAATTCCAGCAACACCCGTAAGTGGAAAAGTACCAATGCTAGAATATTCTTGTACTCCGCCTCCCCCGCCAGAAGAGACTGAGACGTATCCAATTCGTATTACGGTATTTGCCATAATTAATGCCTTTGCTTTCCAGAATAAAATATTCTTGTAACGTCTATGGAACCACTATTTACAGCTATTTTAACTCTGACATATGGTGCACCAGATCCAGCAACATCCCACATGTGAGTTCCAGAATCACTAGTAATTGCCTGTAGGGATTCTGTTACTTCTCCAAAATTAACATTATCTGCAGAGAATTGTAAACTTAAAACCATATCAACAGAAGAGCCATTCTCATAATAAACAGAAATTGAAAATTCATCCTCTCTATTATCTAAGGAAATTGAAGGAGAAACCCAGTCAACATTTACTGTCTGAGGCTCAGATATTACTTCTTTTAAGCGTATATTATCGAGAATGAAACTCATAGTTATTCCTTCTTATCTGTTTCTATGCCATTTTTACTGGCAGTAATTCTTCTTCCTAAATAAGCAAACAAACACCCAAAAAATAAGTAATTTGCTGCATCTAAATCAACTACACCAACTATATTAGCCACTTTGCCTAACTGACCAAAAAGTGCCGTATTAAATGAAATAAAGGCAAATGTTGCAGTTAAAGAAGGCTTACCATCAACTCTAATTAAAGGTACTGGTATTCCTTTTTCATTCATGAGCTTTATTAAATTTTTAATGCTCATCTTTTACCTTTTTTCCAATCTTCAAAGCTATAAACTTTGGCATAAGTTACAGAGGAATCGTCATAAAGTTTTGGCAAATCTCTTAAGTAATTCCTATATGACCTATACTCTTTTCTTTCTTCTGTATCCAGATTTACATCTGCTAACTGCGTCCAATCTGTTTCTTCTAACGCCAATTTTCTTTTATATCTAAACAAATTCCAATGTTCTTTTAAGACAGTCTTTTCTTCTTTTTTTATGGATATTTCAAATCCATCTGCAATTTTAAAAAACTTCTTTAAAAAACCATTTACTTCCATGTATTTAGAGTCTATTATAAACTTTTTTTGAGACTCTTCTATATCATCCTCGCTTATCCATTTTGAAACACTACTCCAAAGTCCAAAAGCTAAATGATAATCCCTGTATAAAACAGCAAGCTCCATGCTTTCAAACTTTAAAACTTTTTCTTCATTAGTTTTAGAATTGAAAACATAGAGCTTGTACATATTACTTCACAATTCTAGCAGCAGCCTCAGATCTTTGTTGCTCTAATGCTAAATACTCACTTTCTGACAAGCTTAGTTCTTGACTCAATGCTTTTTGTCTTAAATGACGCAATATTTTATAGTCAGTAGAGTTAAGAAAAGCTTGTGCTTCAGCATTAACTTTTTCTTGTTCAAGCTTAGCAGAAATGTCTTCTATGCTTACTTCATATCCAGCTGGGTCAGATTCTACCAATTGATCTTCAAAAACAGCTGCTTGAATTTCTATGTCTTGGAATTGAGGAGGATCAAAAGATTTACCTTCTTCATCCAATACTTCTTGAGAATCAATGACAGCTGGAGAAATCTCTACTGGTTGCATAGAGAATCTAGGAGAGCCGAAGCTCCCCATTCCAATATGCTTAGCAAGAAAAGCGTCAAGCTCCTCTTGTGTTTCAAAGGAGGCTTGGTTTGTTAAGACTCCAGACTTGGTGATGTTAATTTGTTTCATATTAGTTACTCACTTTTGTAATATTGAGGTAATGGACCATAGCACTAGTGTTCAGTGTTCCTCCTGTTAAAGATCTTATCGAAATAACTTGCCCCTTATTAAGTTTTGTAGTGTGCTCTAAATCGTGATAGCTGCTAGTGGTAGTGTCTGTTACTCTCTTTACAGAAACTCCGTCTATGTATAAGTCAAAAGATCGTGCTGCTGAAGTGGTAAAGTAAATACTTCCACTTAAACTATAAATCCCAGTCTCAGGCACAACGTACTGACTTCCATTCCAAGCACCATGAGTATCTGAAATACCAATAAAAGGAATATTTGTCACGTTAGCCGTAATAACTTGCCCAGCATTCCCAGCACTCTCTGAGTAAACTCTAGCTGGTAAGCCTATCCCAGTTAATGCTGGATTTTTACTGGCGTTGATTACGAGGTAACCTGAAGTTCTAGCATTACCTGCGTTATCAATCCAATAACGACCGGTAAAAGTTGATCCCCATGTTGTAGCTGCATTTAATATTAGAACTCCTGTCACTTCATTATAACCAACAAAAGCACCAATTTGTTCTGTGCTTCCAGACACAGCCTGCTGGTCTGGTTTAATATAGTTTCCGGATTTTGCGGTAGATGTATATCCGTTAACGCTAACTCCTTTCATACCTTTACCAATTTGAATGGCAACATATGCTGGTTGAGCAGCTGTGCTAGCAGCGTTGTAAGCTCTAGTATAAAGCAATATACCATTATTATTCATATCGGATGTAGTTTGTGTAGGGGCTGTGGTAGTTTGTGTGTGTGTACTCGTTGTGTTTATTGCGGTAGTGAATGTAATAAACGTACCAACTGAAGCACTAGCTAATCCAGCAAGTCCTGATACAGTTCCAGATCCTGCGTAAGTAAGAGGAGATGTGTCTGTGGAGAAAGTTTCAGGAGCTGTAAGAATGTTTGAATTAGATGCAGTTGCTGATATTAATAAGTTACCAACGGCTGAAGCAGTTGCTGTAAAAGTAAAAATATCTCCTGGAGTTGCATCGACTGTTGCAGAAGCAGAGGCGTATAAACTGTTAGTTGTTGCAATTCTAGCTCTATCATAAGCAATGGTATTACCATTTCTTGCAAGTGTAACTACCAAATCTGTAGTACTAAGTGATATAGAACTTGTAATAGAAATTTTACAACTTCTAAGCACCGTAATCTGACTAGATGAAACAGAAAATAACCCTGAACCACTTGAATATGATGGAGAAGCTATTGTTATAGTACTGCTAGAGGTGGGATATCCTGCGCTTTGATTTTGATTAGCAATATCAGCATAAACAGTTGTGTCATTTGATAAAACTACATCATCAAACTCTAGTATCTTTCCACTATTAACCACAGCAACTTGAAAACCAACACGAATATTAGCACAAGTACTAGGGATAACAATATTGGTTTTAAAAATACTAACAGTTGGTGAACTTTGTAAATAAACAGAACTAGGAATTTCCTGAGAGTTTGTTACGTCATAAAAAACTACTCTAATGTCATTTGAGTTACCGTTGTAATCAAAAGGAAAATAAAGAGTACATTCCCGACCTCTAAATCTAGAAGAAACAGACTTAATTGGAGAAGCAATGTAGTCGTTTAATGATCCAGCGGCTTGAGTATATTTATAAGACTGAGGTCCATTTAACGGAGTTGTAGATTCAGCAGCAAATGTACCAGCTAAAGATCCTCCTCCAAGAAAGGAAGCATTGTTTCCTTTACTCCAATTAGGTACGTCATCTCCAATTAATTGAAAAACGGTATCTAGGCTTGAAGCGCCAGAACCAACCTCTGACCAACTAGAGGTAAGTACGTCATACTTTTTAATTTTATTATTGTCATTGATATCGCAAGCAAGTTCTCCTGCTTCAGGATTTGTTAATGTGCTAAGATCTTTTGGTGTTAGCACCGTTGAGTTTTTGACTTTAAACGAGTTGTTGCTCATTTTCTCCTTCCTTTATTCCAGAAATTAGATAGAAGTTATTTTCTATCTGTTATATAAGGGGGTTATACCCCAAAAGTTTTAAGTAAGCTATACTTTAAAGTTCCTACATAATTTGTACCAGAAATATTGGTACTTGTATACTGAATTTGTCCAGCAGAAGTTATACTAAATTCAACACCCGAATCTTGCCCCGCATAATCATCTGACATAAACCATTGAGTAGCTTGTGTGTTATAAACAAATTTTAGTTGACCAACTTGAGCAACAGCAGAACTTGCGGTGTCAGTTTGTCTATATATTGCATAATCAATTTTAACAGATCTAAAACTAGCAGGATTAAACAAGAGTCCTGTAATGTTTGTAGCGGAACTTTGGTTATTTGCAATTGTAAAAGAAGACTGACTAACAATAATTGCCGCAGGAAGAGCATCTACATAACTTTTAACAGCAAGAGCTGATGGAAGCTGTGTATCAGAAGCTCCAGACAAACTTGTGCTGGTGTTTAAAACTCCAGCTTTTAAATTGTCAGTTTCCAAATTGGAAATTGTATTATTATCTGCATCAATTGTTTTTGTTGTAAGAGTTTGGTTATCACTCGTACCAACAACGCTGCCAGTAACTCCATGAACTCCACTGGAAGCTCCTGTGTGGCTGGTTAAAGTTGAACTCGTAGCTCTGCTATCAACATCAGTTTGAAGTTCAACAAGAGCTTCCTGAACGTCATCAGCGGCTAAATTTCCTGTAGGTACAACAGATATAGCAGATGCATCATGTGCATCAGTGGCTTGTGAAATGTGACCAGATAAACCACTTTGAGCAGTGTCTAAACGACCTTCAACTTCATCAATAGCGGCTTGAACGTTAGTAGCTACAAGCCCAGATGTGGCGTTAGAATAAGAAATCTCAGAAGCCTGATCTTTTGAAGCTACAGAATTATCAACATAGGTCTTAACAGCAGAAGCTGTAACTAATTTACTAGAACTAGCAGATGCCGAAAGATCTGTTTCTATTGCAGTACCAGAGACGCTTGTATCTATTACTGGAGAGGTTAATGTTTTATTGGTTAATGTTTGAGATTGGGAGTTTGTAACTATTTCTCTTGCAGCCGAAGGATTTACTCCATCTTTTAAAGTAACTTGTATCTTACCTGTAGAGGAGTCTACTTTTAACTCACCTTCAATGTTGTCTAAGGATAAACTATCTGGTGCAAGAATAATCCCTTTTATGAACCGTTCTTTTTTAAGTGACATTTATAACCCCTAATTATTAATTACCTTAGCTTCGTAAACTATAGATAAGCTTTTATTTGTTGCTCCAACTGGAAAATTTTCAGTAGTCTGATAAAGCATCTGCCCAGATGAGTTAATTGTTATAAGAACTCCAGCATCTCCAGTTGTGCGAATAGATATGCCCCAATTTACACCATCAAAAAAACCCTCAATGAATCCAACTTCCATTTTTACAACATTGCCGTCGGGTATTGTTGTGTATGCTCTTTTAAATAAATACTTAGCTTCAATTGCAATAACCTCTGCTATAGAAAAACTAAAGCCTGATATAGCAGCTGGAGTATTTAACAATATGTCGGGATTTAAAAGAATTTCTGAAGTTGTAGGTATATCATTTGGTTTTTGTACAGTTTCTAAAGCAGTAGTTACAGCTTCAGCCCAATCTGTAACTTCAGAGCCATATCCAGGATTTTCTCCGGATATGGGAAACTCAAATTCTTCGCTTCCTACAGTTAATATTTTAGGCATTAGCTTCCTCGTTATCTTAAAGATTCACCTGTAATATAAGGGTGTTATTTAGCTTTGACGCAAATATATAGAATTATTAAAATAGTAGTTGACTTTAAATAAAATAACTAGTATTCTTAAGAAGAGGTTCTCCTCCCTTGCCTCGCAGGTTCCATCTCCTACCCCTGATAAGCAAATTCTTTGTTTATTGGGGGTTTTCTTTTTACAAATAAAAAAGCCCCCTTTCGGAGGCTCTTTTGCATAAAGTTATGCTTTTTAATTTAGTTTGTCTTAATGTACTTAAGAACAGCCATTTTACCAGGTGCGCTAGTAAACAAAGCTTGATCAGAATAAGCACGAAGCTCGTAACCATTAGCAGATTCCATTTCACGGAAAAACTTGCCAGGGAAACCAGGGCGCTCAAAAGTGATATCAGAAGAACCAATACGCTCTAATTCAGCAGGAGGGAATACATAAGAGAAACCTTCCTTAACGAAAAGAGAAGCGTGGATTTCGATTTTACCATTCTGTCCGTAGAAAACAAGAGATTTAGATCCGTTTTCGATTTTTTCAGAAGAGTAAGAAGAATCATACTGACGCTTAGCAGCTTGATCAGTCATAAGCTTGTTCCAGTGCTTTGGATTAACAAGACAAACAACATCTTCTTCTGTCAAACCTTTTTCCATACAAAGAGCAATAGCTTCTTCAATTTTCTCGAAAGAAATAAAAGCTTTTGAGGCTTCAGAAGTACCACAAAGAACAGTGTTACCTTTGAAAAGATCGAACTCAGCAGCATCGATATTGAAAATTGTAGAAGTGTTAGTGATGATCTTATGAAGACCAGCAAATTCTTTATTGTAAGAACCTTTGAAGTAAATAACGTCAGCAGCAGCATTTTCAGAATCTACGTTACCAGAAACACCAGCTGGCATAAGGTCAACTTCAACAGTTTGATCCTTAAGATTTGGCTTAACTACGTTACAAGTACCACGAAGAACTCCAGCTTGAGAACGGATTTCGATAGCGGCATTTTTAGAACCAGACCAAATACCAGCAGCCCATTCAGAAGCACAAAGAGTTAGTACGTTACCAGCAACGATAGCAACTTTACCAATACCAGATTGACCGTACATAAGTTGGATTTCCATACGGATCTGAGTTGATTTAAGCATATTCTGAACAAGACGCTTAGTTTCTTGTTCGAAAGCAGCTTTAGAAGAAATAGAACGAGAAGCAGCACCAACTGAGATAGCTGATACTAGAACTAGCTCGTGACCCTTAACTTGAGCATCTCTATTTGGAGAAGCTACAGCAGCGTTAAGTAGGAATGCATCTCCAGCAGATCCACCGTAAGTAAATCCATGCTCAAGACCAAGAACTACGGGTTGCATTTTGTTAAAGAGCTTTTAAACTCTTGTCCGGTCATTTCTGCCGGACTCTACTGTTTCTCTACGAATACAAATCTAAGACCTTTTGTAGCCAGTCTTTTTCCATTACATACAAGGCTTATTTTACTGTAAGACAAACCATAGTGTCTTGCAGCAGCTCTTGCTGAGGGAAAAGTTTTACCGTCGTTTAGACACATCACAGACTTTTGGAAATATTCTCTATCTGGAGGATTTTTATGTCCCAGCCGAGCTTTTCTATTTTTCTCAGCATGTTCGGCACTAACCGGCTTTCCTTTTCTCTCTTCCGACCATTTTTTCTTTTGCTCTTCGGAGTGATAATTGGAACTTCCATTTATTGAACCGGGACTTTTGTTGTAACCTTCTTCTAACAAGTTGTATTGCTTTATCAGCAGTTTCTCTAATTCAACAGCTTCTTCTCTGGATAAGAAATCAGTCACAAGCTCAATTTGAAATTTAGGCTTATCCTTAAATCTTACTTTGTGAGAATGAAATCGTCGCTGTAGAGTCATTCTTGTTAGACCAGCGTAAACAATTTTCTCAGTCTGTACGTCCCTTAAGACGTAAACTTTGTATTCTTTTTGCATTGTGAACTTCCTTTCGGTGTCATCTGCTATTTTATATCAGTAGTTCGGACTATCGCATCCTCTTTCGAGGTCTTCTCACTTAGTCTCTCACGGTGGGTCACTTTTGTCAAGATCACCTTCCGCCTTGTTTCCCTGTTTTCAGGGGGTTCAAGTCAATCAGAGAAGATTTACAAGCAGCTTCTTTTTTTTCGCTGCAAGGCTGGATTCGCACCAGCGTACCACCTAACCTTTAATGGTACAAGTTTCCAAGAAGTTTTTCAGCAGCTGAGAATTCAGCAAGCTTAAGCATTTTCATACCTTCTGGAACTAGATCTCTGATTTTTGAAGCGTACACTTCTTTAAAATGACCGTCAAGCGTCGCGACGGTGTTTGTTGATTCAATAGCCATTTTGATTTCCTTTTTTGTTTAAGATAATTAAGTTGTTTATAACGAAGTTATATTCTTCCTAACTAGCTTGTCCAAAGTCCGTGGATATTTGGAGGCATCGTATGTACTAAATACACTTACTTATAAGCTAAGGGTGTTATTACAAGTATTTATAATAACACCCCTATAAATTCAATAAGTTATTTCTTTCCTAACTGACGAAAGAAGTCACGCTGTTTAATTTTTTGCTTAGGAGTATCTTCTTTTTTCTGTATTGACGCTGCTGTAGGTTTAACTGAATTAGCAGTTTTAACTCCAGAAGTGTTCATAACATTAAGTCTTTTTGCACGTAAACGTTCAATATTTCTTTGACCAATAAGTTGCTCAAGAACATCTTCTGGAGAATCATCCATAAGTCTTGACATTTCATCACGCCACTCTTTTTCTACAAGCGGCATAACGTCTTCTGCGGTCACATCATCAAAACCATTATTAATAGCCCACAACATAGAATCGGCAATGCGTTTTACAATATGTCGAGATTTGGGAAGTGTTTTATGTGAATCAAGAGCTTGTTCAATTTCAGTTTCAATTTGTGCAGCAGCTTGATCTTTAAGTTTTTCAAATTGTTCTGCTTCCCTTTCAGCTTTAAGACGATTAGCTTCTTCTCTAGCAGCTTGAAGTTCTGCTTGAATACGCTCACGCTCTAGTTGCTCCGGAGATTTTTTCATTTCTTCAATACGTTGTTGAATACGCATTTCAGCAAGTTGATCTGGATCAAGTCCAAGTTCAGCTAATACGCTAAATGGATCTTGCTTAAGACGGCTAACTTCCGATTCATAAAGTTTTTTAAGATTAGCAGCTTCTTGCATTGCTTGACGAGCAGCAGCTGAAAGTTGCAACTCAGTTTTAAGAGCATTCTCATCAGAGAGATCAATTTTTTTGTTAACTATTTTCCCATTAACTTTTAATTGAAATTCTTTAATAAGATTTTTAACTTCTTTTTCCGACGCACCATTAGCAAGAGCAGTTTCAACTACATCTTGTAATTGCTGATCTGAATTTGAAGATTCTAATCCCTCTTCGTTAATAGTGTTCTCCACTACTTCAGGATTGGTTTGCTCTTGAATTGATTCTTGCGATAAAGACTCGTCTGACATAACTTTCCTTTTTGGCTATTTGTATAAGCCATAAATGACTGTCCCGTAATTGGGATAAGTCTATGAAACTTTTTTTCTTAGTCTTTTAAATCTAACTTTACCAAATTGCCGATTTTCTCGATTAGCTTTATTTTTATCAGCAATTGCTTTTCTTTCTTCTAAGGGTGTTAGCTCACTCCAAGTTTTAGGAGTTTCTTTTGACACACGTTTTGCTGGACGACACTTAGCATCGTCTTGTCCTTTTTCAGAACCACATTCAACATATTTTCCATTACGCAGCTTTTTACGCCATTTTTCAGCGAAACCAGCGCTTCAGTCCAGACTTAGACACGAAGCACCCCCTTTGCATTGTATCCACAGTTTTTTGGTATTTTTCTAAAACCGTGAAGATTGTAATTATTTAAAAATTCAAATTGTAGATTTCTAAAAGTATGTCTATTACCAGATAAAACTCTTGTGATACAATTCATTCTGCATTTTAACTTTTTAGAAGCATCTTCAACAGATTCATAAATAGTACCTTGACTATCTATTATTTTTTCTATATGATACTTCTCAATATAAGCAGCTTTATCAAGTTTTTTTCTATATTCAGGGTTATTTTTAAATTTAAGTTTAAGTCTTTCCGAACAAGCTTTTTTATATTCTGGGCATTTTGTATGTTTTAAATGATTTTCTCTATAGGAAGGATCTTTCCACATTTCTTTAACTTTATTACTTAGTCTTTCTCGTTTTTCTTTAGTCTGATGCTGTCCTTCTCCACCGTGCGTCATATTATATCTAGGTTTAAATTTTTTTATAAAATACATTTCCATTTCTTTTAAACCTTCTCTATCAAAACAACATAAGATTGGCTTAAAAATAAATGCATTAAATCCATGTTTTCTAATAGCACGACCAAATATATTGTCTTTTTTACTTGTATGAAATTTGTGATCTGATAATCTTTTTTCAAAATCTTTAGTCATTCCAATATATACAAGTTCATTGTTAAATTTATAAACGGCATAGATAATCATCGATAGCCTCCACCACGTTTACGATAGGTGCGCACAATCCACGCTGAAGCATATGCGGAAGGCCAATCGTCCCCAAACTTAGCTTTTGCTTCTGCTTTAACACGAGAATATAAGTCTTGATTAGTAGGCACAGACCCACTAGAAGTTTTACCTTGCACTTTCTTTTTTAGTCTTTCAAATGCCATTTTTATTTTTTACTTACTTTTTCTTTAAGCTTTGCAAAACGTTTTTTAGGTGTTGCTTCGATCATTTCTTTTGCAACTTTCTTAGGAACTCCAGTGTCTGCTCCACCAAGAGTTGCGTACATTAGACGTTGTTGAGATTTTGATTTTATTGGCATAATTATTTCCCCTTTTTCTTTCCTTTACCTTTTTTAGTTCCGCACGTACATTTACTCATTATTGGTTCCTTATCATCATTTGATCTGGAGTTGTTGGTTGCTCCGGTAAAATTGTTCCTTGACCTGCCGGTTGAGCTGGGGATGGTAGTGGTCCCATATTTTGTTGAACAGATACTGATTGGGCTTGGGGATTTTCAAGTAATGGAGGTATTTGTTCTTGTCCTTGCTGCATTGGCTGTTCTGGCGCTACTGTACCTAGAGCCGGAGGAGTCCCTGCTGGAGGTCCAAGAGGTTGTTCTCCTAACATAGTAAGAATATTAGCAACATCAGGATTAGAAAGGATATCAATGTGCTCTTGGATATGGGCAAGTGTTCGTTGAACAAGCTCCGCATCCATACGTAAGTCAGGATCAGCGAGAACAGCCTTATGCTCTCTAATATGCAATGAATGAGCATCAGTGAGTACAGCCACCACGGGAGTTGTACCATCCACAAGCCGCTCTCTTTCAGCTCTAACAAGCAAAAGCTCCTTGTTTTGACCTTCGGTCATGGTTTCAAGTTTACCCGTATTAATAACGGAGATGTACTGTTCTGGAGTTGTAATAATACCCATTTGCATCATTTGAGATGCCATTTCAACACGCCCAGCAGTTGTTTGTGCTAGAGCATTACCCGCGTCAACAATAACACGAGTTATGGATGATAAGTCATCGGATGTAAACTCTTTCATGTAAGTTACATTTGACTTACCAGCAATAGCCGCAACACGAGGTGTTCTGGCAAAAGTTTTAAGAAGCTCCACAACGTTAGTTCCAACATCTTCAATCAACTGGATGTAGGATTGCTGTAGTCCAGAAATAAACTGCAGAGCTTGAGATTGAATTAATGCTAGAGCATTACCTGATTTAAGTTGAGACTCTGGATTACCTCGTGCGACAGAATTTACGCCTGATATAGTCTCCATCGAAGACTCTAGCATTTTCAAAAAATTAAATATTTCAGCAGGAGTTGATGTTAAGTTTAAAGGTCTTGGGGGTTGAAATCCGGGATTACCTTGAATAAAATTAAGACCATCGGCTACTTGTTCCATTTGTACATCTGAGCCGCGTTCAACATAAACATTCTGCACTCCAAATGCATTTTGGTTAGTCATGATAGTTGAGTAAAGAGAATTTACTGCGTCCTGAATTGGCAGAAGATCAAACATTGCTGTGTAACTAAATGGAGTACCGAGAATATCTCGGCTTGCAATGCGGAATATTGGAAGATTTTTATAAACAAGAACTGTATCTTCTAGCACAACGTCTGAATCAAGATAAAGAACATAGCGACCTTTTGGAAGCGATTCTGTAGGCTTGTGAAAGAATTCGTATACTGGAACATCAGTTGTTTCGTCATAAGCTGACATTGTAATACGAGTTGTATTTAAGTCAGACTTAGTTTTAAGAGCTTTAATCTTCTCAGAGAATTCTGGATATTTGGCAATTAAATCATATTTATTTTTAAAGCTTCTACAAAGTTGCCAATCATGATTGCTGTCAGATTTTGTTGGATCAAAAACTACATCAAAAGGCGACATAACAGTGAAAACAATGTCACCGCTGTATAATGGAACTCCAGCTCTAAGTTCAACTTTTTCGCCATTTTCATCAGTTTCATATACAACATTGCCGTCTGCGTCGTATAACTCAAATCCATTTTCATCAACAAGCGGCTTATATTCTGGCTCAATAAAATCATAAATTTCACCAGTAGTAGCGTTCCACTCCATTTTAATATAGCCAGAACCCATAACGATAGCGTATTCAACCGCTCTTTTAAGATCTTGTTCAAGACGCTTATCCCTCATGTAATATTCTAAAAGACCATTAGCTAAGTTTGTTTGAATCTGAGACTTTACATCTGTATTAACAGAACGAGCTTGGAACGATGGGCGAGTAGCTGTAACCATAGTTAGAATGTGACTAGCAATGTTACCGTAATGGTTCATTGGTAGATTTACTAACTCGCCAGTCTCACCGCCAAATGTAATGGCGTGACCGCCTTCATAGAAAAAGCCATAGTATGCTTGCCAACTACGCTTAATCTTGTCTAAATAATCCGTTGAAATAAGACTATTGAACCAAGCATCAGATTTTTTTTGCAAATATAGTACTAGCGTTTCTTCGTCACTTGCTGCAAAATACTCGTCCTTGTCATAATAAGCCATGTAAAAAATCCTTTACTTTTCTAATAGATAAGGGTGTTATTTATCTTTTTTCTTGCCCCAAGTCAAACTTTTAAGCCATGATTTCGCTGACTTATCTTCCAACTCCTCTTTTTTAAGACGAGATTGAAAAACTCCTTGGCCAGAAACTTCCCCATATCCCATTGGGTATGGATTCTTGCTTTTAATAACATTTCGGTGTAGGTATATAATAGCAGCAAGGGCATCTGCGTGACCACCTTTAATTTGACCTGATGGAGAATCTTTAAGTTTTAAAAAATTTCTACGATTTTTATCCCACCTTGCAAACTTCATATGGTATAAAGTGTGGGTACATCTTGGATGAATAACTACTTTATGTTGAGATAATGCTACATCCAATGCATTGATAGCCGCTTCTCTATTATCTTTTCTAGTAGGGATAAATGTAATTCCATGATCTCTTTGTAAGTCTGTCAACATAATTAAATTGTTATTATCCGCAATTCTCATGTATGGTGGCATTACACTTTCATCTATTGGATTTGTCCAAAGCTCTTCTTCTTTCTTTCTAATTGCCTCCGCAACACCTCTAGTATTTACTTCTTTTCCAAATATAAGTTCATCTTCAATAACAGTAGTTGCGTTTAAATAATCATAATAACCAAATAGTACTGCTGTTAAATCGCTACCCCCAATATCCATAGAGACATACGCATCATAAAATACTGGACGAGTGTAGTCTGATCTTACTATAACTCTTTCAACATCTGAAGAAAAAGAAGGTAGAATAGAACTATCTGCACTTCTGACAATTTCACACATATACTCACGACGAAAACCAGGATCTTTTTCCCCATCTGGATAATCATCAAGAGCGTCTTTGATAATAGCTTCTGTAAACTGTGGATTATCAAATATAGTAAATACTCTAATACGACCCTCAGCTTGATATTTTAAAGCCCAATCTTGGACAAATTCATGATCTTCATAGCGAGATGGAGTAGAAACTAAAATTGTTCTACCTTGGGTTAGTTTTGTTGTTGGAGCAAGAACTGAACGCACTGCATATGTTAAATCGTCGCAGAAACCAGCCTCATCCACAATATTCAAGCTAGAGTTACCACCTCGAATATTTTCAATATTTCCATTATCGGAACCGGCCATTTGAAGCTCACTACCATTAGGAAATTTATAAAGTAAGTCAGCCGCCATAAATACCGGGCGTAAGTGTTTAGGACAGTCTTCAAGAATTGTCTTCATGATTGGCAATATATTTTTTTTAGCTGACTTTTGTTTTGGAAAAACATACTTAACAATTGAGTCTGGATTTTTTAAACAAGTTTCAATTGCCATAGTTAAAGCAAGAAAACTTTTACCAAGACGACGAGCACACATGACAACGCTTATTTTACTTTTATCTTCTAAAATACCTTGTTTTATTATTTTTTGAGGGCCGGTAAGTTTCCAATCTAAAACTCCCGCCTCCCATAGCTGCTCAATGGCTTGCTCTCGCGTAACTTCTTTACTCATTTTTTATCCACAATACTAAGCAACTCCGCAACTGATTTAGCACCTTTTTTCTTATCTTTTTTTTCTTCAGCTGGTTTTCCGCGAGCTAATAGCAAGTTTTTATGTAACAAGTCTAATGCTTTTATGTCTTCTAGTGTTAAAATTCCAGCATCGCTAGCAACTTTAAGTTTATGTATTTCATTTATACAAATTGCCTCTGCTTCAGAAACATTAGAAATTTCTTCTTCTAAATCATTATCTTTAAGTACAGAACGAGCTTTAGAAAGTTCTAATTCAAGCTCAGCAACTTTCTTTTTAAGTCTTTCTATTTCTAAACTATCTAGTTCTGGATAAGTGCCCATGTCTTGCACCCCTTAAAACTGAATCTTAGGTTTATCTTTAGGACGCTCCATAACACCTGGAACTCTAGCCATTGTTAAACTAAATTTGGCAACGTCATCTCTAAGCTGGGTAAGCTCTGCCTCTGCTTTTGTTTGGATATGCATTACTCTAGCATCTGTTTCTTTGCGAAGCTTTTCAAGTTCGCCCATAATATCTGGCTGTTCTGTACGAAATAAGTATTGTTGATAGCCAAATAATAAAGTAGAACATACAAGACCAACTGCAGATGCTAAATTAGTAGGTTGAATAATTGCAATAGTAGTAAAAGTAAGTAAAAGAATAGCTGGAAATGCTTCAAGTGATTTTTTCATAAATGTCCTTATAAGTTAAATATTTAGAGCCGAGTGGTATCTAAATAGTTACTGTCACAATATAAGGGTGTTATTTTTTAAGCATGGACTCTAGTGCAGCTCGTCTAGCTTTAGACATACGCTCATTCTCTGGAAGTTCTAGAGCTTCTGGAGATTCTACTTCATTAAAATATCGCTGTAGATTACTACGTCCCATATTTTCTAAGTTTAGCTTAGATGGTTTAAATGTCCCTTCTTCTGACCACTTTCCACCTTGCTGAATAACTGGAATATTGTACATAGATTGATCGGAAAAAGTAGGATGATTTGGTTTTTTATATGTATCTTCTAAATGCCCTAAATCTTTTGGGTTATATTTTTGATTTTTAAAATAAGCAGGAAGATCGTATTCTTGTTCATCTAAAGATACATCTCTATTTTGAAGTTTTGACTGATAAGCTAACCAATCTTTATAATTCATAGTTATTTCCTTAATAAAGACTCTAATGCTTTGCGTCTAAGCTCTGGACTAGCTTGTGGATTTTCTATGCTATAATCTTCAGAACCCTTTTCAGGACCGAGTGAATCAGCTTCACCAAGAATAGGCAGTGCAGAAGCTGCGTTGGCTTCTCCCGACATAGCAGCAAGTCCTGCTCCTAAAGCTGAACCGATGAGAGGAATAGATTTAAACCTACCTCCTCCAATACTTTCTAACTTTTCTATAAACCCAAGTCTAGGTTTACCTTCTGAAGTTGTTCCTATTTCTTTTATTTTATTCCCATACTTATCTTTTAATTTATCCCAAATTTTATAAATTTCTGGCTCGTTAGCATCGTCCATCTGTATTGGAATTTTACTAGCCAGTGCTTCATGGGCTTTATATCCAAGCCCTTGCCCTCTAACTTCGGGATTTATATAAACACTTCTTGTAACATCATCGCTATCTAATGCAAAATGTCCCAGTGTTTTATTGTTTTTATCTGTTATATAGTGAGTGTCGTAGTCGGGATTAATTCTGTAGTTGTATTCTTTGTCTTTCCATGGAATACCAAGTCTTTGTGCAGCATCTTCACTTATATGTTCTACTGAGGGGGTTTTACCTTTTTTTACTAAATCATCTAAAGCCTGAAATCTAAATTTATTCTGTTTTTCAAATTGTTTATTTTGTTGAGACTGATATTCAGGAGATGCTAGTATTTCTGCCCACATTTCATCTTCTTCAATTTCCTTCAACGATCTTTTATCCTTCATATTATCTTCCCATTAGCTTTTGTAATGCTGCTTTGCGTAGTTCTGGATTAGCTTGTGGGTTTTCAATTGCAGCATCCTCTTCACTTGGACCGAGAGACTCTAATCCACCTGGAATAGCCATATCCATTGCAGCAGCGGAAGCGTCTGGACTAGATAAAGCAGCTGCCCCAGCAGCGGCTGTTCCAATAATAGGAATGGCTTTAAATGTGCCAGATTTAAGATAGCTTTTTAAAGCACCTAATCCAAAAGAATCAGCATCTCTAAGTTTTGGTATTCTAGCATGATGACCTTTAGCAGCAATTTCATACATTTCAGTTGGATCTATCGGTCGATCTAGTTCCTTAGCCGTGTCATAGGCTTTTTTAAAATCTAATTGGGATTTTTCTTGTGCTAGTTCTTTCGGTAATCGATATTTTAATATCTTATCGTCGTATTGATGAGCACCTTCATGAAAAGTTGTAGCTAATAGATCTTTTATATCGCTAGGAGAAAACTTAGCTCTATTTAAAATTATACCAGACTTTTTAGGACTATAAGTTCCTAAATTTCCTTTTAAGAAAGGATCTTCTTTTTCTGACAACAATTTCAAGTTTGGTTCAAGTTCTGGATATGCTTCTTTTAAAGACCTGTTTAAAAAATCCTCTGCCTTGCCGACACTAGTAAATCTATCTGGGACTGGCAATCCTGTGTTTTTTAAAAACTCATTAGCTAATGCTTGTTCTGCTATATCTCTTGCTTGTAAAGCCTGTGTCCCAAGAGCTTTATCGGGCATAATTAGATTTCCGCTAGAATAATCTCCAACAGAGAGTTGCTTGACATATTTTTCTAAGGCTTCTTTTTTTAAGTCTCTATTCATTTACTACCACTTCTTACAAGACCAGTAGCCAGCCTTAAGTTTTGACTTTTTTTCATCACAGGAATGGCGAGCACGAAAATTTTTGCGTCTTTCTGGATTATATGACTTGTCTGGCATGTTTGGATCACCAAACCGCACTATCTTCTCTTCTCCGCCTTCACATCCCTTAACAACCCATGACTTATTTTCTCCAGAGGTTCTTTTGGGGGAGTTACAAGATAGCTTTTCTTTTAGGCTAGACCAACGTTTCTTAGCCATATCAATCCTTATACTTTTCTTTTAAAGCTTCGTAACGTGCTCTTTTCTTAGCCTCTAATCTTTTCATATCTTCAGGCAGTTCAGGTTCGGGTTCAGGCGGATTTCTAGGAATACGCTCTTCATCGCCCATTATAGAGTAAAACAAATCTTCTAGCAAGTTACTTTCAAATTTCTTCATATCCTATAAGGGTGCTTTTTGCTGCTTCGTGCATCAAATTCGCACCTGAAGTTATTGTTTAGACAAACATCCTGTTTTATGCTAAACTACCGTTTATGCAGGTTATATAACCCCCTTAGTAGGTAGGATGAAAAAGAAAAAAACACAAAAGAATAAAGCCACCAAAAACCAACCCCAGTATTTACCATTTGGAGTGGTTATAAATGAATTAACTTTGTGGGTTTTTTCTAATGATGAGGATTTAATCCGTCACAACGCTAATGAGTTGGCAAAAGCTTTGCACATGAGTTATAATTTATCCAACTTTGGAGTATCTAGCTTTGGGCTACAAGAAGATCCAAGTAGTGACGAATAGTATTTACGTGCCGTAGCAAAACTTGTGCCTAGGTGACAGATGAAATATAGGCATAAACCATAAAAAGTGACATATATGAAAGAGGCTCTTAAAGAATTACGCAAGATTGCACAGATGCCAGATCAAAAACACTGGAACTGTACAGAAATGCGTGAAAGAGCTATGGAAGAATGGATAGAAAAGTGGATTATTGAACTTAATTATGAGCAAACTGTGATAAATAAAAAATATTTAAGCTCAGATTTCGAAGATTACTTAAAAGAGCATGTGGGAAAGAAGCTAGCTGATCAAGCAATGGAAAAAGCTATTGAAATTACAAGCGAAAAAACCAAGCTTAAGGGTAAAATGGTATGTCTAAGAAGAAAACCCAAGGAATAAACATAAAAAAGATGTGGCAGTGTGTTCTATATTCTAGAAAAAATCAGATTTACTAGAACTACCAAGCCTAATAAAGGAGTTTTTGTGACAGATAAGAAAAAAAGAACAAGAAAAAAACCAGACCTAACTGGACTTATCCAAAGTGGAGTAATATTTATTGGCGATTGTCAGTTTTTTGCAGGAAGTCCTATTGTAGAGTTTGACCCATCTACTGGGCAAGCTAAAGATGTGACTCCAGTTGATCCGCTAAACCCCTTTAATACCATTGATCGCACTTTCGATATAGTTGGGGACGGGGATAAAAACTTAGAAATTAAGCCATACATCCCAGGTAGAGGTGTGTTACTTAATACCCATTTACAGAATGGTAGGTTCTTGGTTAAAAAGAAAATAAAAAATGGAAAATTAATAGGTTATAGTATTCTTATTGAGGAATAATATGAAAACAAATTATGATTCTTTAGTAGATTATCTGATTAAATATAACTTTAAAATAACTGACTCAGAAGAATTACAGAAAAAAATATCTGGAATGACGGCTAAAGAAATTATTTCAGCCATGGAAGACGCAGAAGTTATCAAACGTAACTTATGTTCTACATCATTAGGTAAGGAATTGAATTGATAGATAATTGGATGGTTTTATCTCCAGAAGAAGCCAGCACTTTATTATTTAAAAGATGTGTAGAATTAATGCTTTCTGGGCTAAAGTATAATGTTTCTGCAGATTTAACCGTACGAGTATTAACTCAAAGATTGTATGGGGATTATAGACAAGCCCACAACACTCAAGAATATAAAAGGGCTGAAAAACATGTCTTCCTATTTAAAAACAGCGGATTGGGAAAAGAGTTATTCTAAGTATAGGATGGCTTTAATTTACATGAGTACCGGAGACTTGGAGATTTTGCTAGAGTGGTATCAACTAGCAGACTCTGGTTTTAACCTGCAAATCCAAGCTCTTAAGGATGAACTGGAGTTTAGAAGTAGTAAATTAGGACAAGAGTTATCATAATGCGTAAAGGATCTATTTATAAAGCCAAGTATAATAATTATGACGTTAATGATAGCGATTTTTATATATTTAAAATAATATCTGATATGAAATATAACGAAATAGACCAATCCCCTTACTACGACTCCATATTGCTTGTTTACAGGGGTTCTAGCTGTGAATATAGACTACTACTCTACCCACATGATTGGCAGATTATAGAAGAGCTTAGCAGCCTAGAAAAGGAGCTTTTCTAGGCTGGAATTGGGGAAGATATATAAAGTATTAGATAGAAAAAATGACAGACAGTTCTATGTGTATACTAACGAAGAGTTACATAACTGGGAATATGATTATAACACCTACAGCTGTATTATACTCGATTCTGGAGCCTTTCATAAGCAAACCCTAATACTTGTGACGGAAATGTGGGAAGTTCATGAGGCAAGCAGTTTAGAAATTGAAATGCTGTGACGGACTAATCACAAACTGGGAAATATATTGTGAGGGATATTCCCTTCCACTCCCCTATCCCAATCCCCTCATACCCCCCCCCCCCCTACCATGGCTGAGCCAGCCTTGGCACCATCCTTGCACATGCAGCCCTCATGCCATCAGCCTGGACTTAGCTTTGCAATAGCAAACTACATGCCACTGGCTATGGCTATATGTTGGCACAAGCTTTGCAATTACCTTTAAGTATTATTTGCTACATGCTAGAATGTTCCAATGATTTCATAGGCTTATACAATGAGTTGACACATTGAATGAAATGGTGTAGTATTAGGTTATCAACACAACGCAATAAAGGGGATAAAGTAGCTTAAACTTGTCAAGGAACAAATCGGTTATACAACGAACAAAGGGGAATATCATGGAACTTACACTATTCAATGATCTAAACATTATCAATATCGAAAGAAATGATTCAATGGATATTCAAAGATTAAGAGTAAATTTCCAGAATGGATATTCTCTTAGCATTGTAAAAGGCTGGGGTACTTATTGTGGTCACGGCACTTATGAAGTGGCCGTGATTAAAGATGAGGCTCTTGATTACACTCTTACAAAAGGTGACGTACTAAAGTCACAGACTCCAGAAGAGATTCTAAAACTTGCAAAACTTATCAACAGTATAATTTGACACGCTGAACGATTTCTGGTAGGATGTAGTTATTCGAACAACACAACGCATAACATGGAGAACAATATGAATACACTTTATCCATACAGAGCTTATTTAACCGGTCAAGCTAGACTTGAGGCAAAACAGAGCCAATGGAGTTTTTTAGAATCCGATCAAGTTAAGGCCCTAGTTGAGAAATACGGAGACAGTCTGCTAGTTGATGTTTGGGATGGAACTAAGTACGTCCCAGTGAATGAAGAGCAGTATAACTCAATCGTGGAGGCATAACATGAAACTAACAACCTACAACTCACTAAGACAGAATTTATTGCTAAAATAAAAAACCCCAGGGGCTTCATCCTGCCGAAGCAAGAGATTGGCCGATCTGGGGTATGACAAAATCATTATCGACTATTTTTAGATAAAACTCAAGACTCTAAAGTATCGTATAATCAAAGGGATAAGGCCGATCAGGTAACCAACAAGACGATTGCCAACGAGGGAATGCTAAGAGACTTAGTTTTTCCCTTATTACCTACCATCGAGATCTCGGCCGTATACACGCACTGGGATCTCTTCTTTTTATCCAATTGGAACTTATAAAGCTTTTTTGTTGATCAGAAGACATAATAAGACTTAAGAGTATCGATATTTTTCGTTTAGCTTAATCGACATGGGGCTAAAACTAGACACTTGACCTAAGAGCGTCACGTTTTAAAGATATATGAGATAAGGCCGTTTCCATCATCTCAACTCACTGGATTGGTTGACCATGTGAGGGACTATTTTTAGTCCTTTATTTAGTGTGTGGCGAGTTTATTACTCTCGCTCTCTGCACTCTTCGGGGTTGATTTACCTCATTTAAAATGCCCTGGATCAATGCCCGAAATACCTTTAAAAAGATGGTCCTTATCAGCTCTCTTTTCACGCTTTATGGAGTCACCTTCAATAAATAAGGGTGTTTTAAATAGTGTCACTAAGGCATGGAATTATTTGGAAAGGTGTGTTATTTATTCATTGTGTCAAAATAAAGCTTGAACTGCTTTTAGTTTTCGCTTATTATTTAATTATCCAAACAACGAAGGGGATTTTATGTTTACCGAACTACAGAAAAAAAGCCTTGAGAATCTTAAGAAAATAGCTGATGAAATTGAAACTCGAGTTGTTATTTATGGAGATCAGTTTGGCCCATCAGATGAGCATGTTTTAAAGCTTAAAAATGAGCTTTATGAGGTTAACCAGCGCATTCTTAACCTTATGGTGCTTGAACAAGAAGATCGCGTAAACAACGCTATAATTGAATAACAAAGGGGAATTTATGCAATGCTTAACGCAAACAAGTCATCGTGGATCAAACAAGTTTGGCTTTATTTCAAGTGAGAATCTAGTCTCACGGCTTGAGACTCAAGGCTTAAAACTAGCCGACGTTGTGGAGTCAAAGATTCGCAAAGATAAAGAAATACGCCAAGGCTATCAGAAGCACGTTATAAGATTCGACACGGGTCTATCAAATGCTCATGGTAATCTACAACTATTGGCTATCAATTCTCACGAGGGATCTAGTGCTTTAACGTTTCGCATGGGCTTTTTTCGCCTTGTATGCTCGAACGGCCTTATTATTGGAAGTGACCTTATCCCACAAATTAAAGTGAGACACACACAGAACGGCCTTTTAAAGCTTGATGATTCAATTGACGAGCTTATGGAATGGAAAACAGTAGCAATGGATAACATCGAAAAAATGGAAAATAAAAAGCTTTCTCAAGATGATTTTAATCGGCTTGCGCTTGCATCGGTTAAGATTCGACTAAGGGATAAGTTTACCGATAAGATTGTGCCAATTTTTGAACCGAAGCGATATGAAGACAACAGAGAAGATTTATTTACGGCTTTTAATGTGATTCAAGAAAATGTTATGAGAACGGGTTTTTATGCGCATAATACCGAAACGAATGTTTACACTAAAGTTCGTGCTATTCGAGGCGTAAATACCAGTCTTGATCTTAATACAGCGTTGTATAACGAGGCATTGAAACTAATTGCATAACTTAATTTAGTCCATGGATGGGCTTTTTAAAAAAAGATTGACGCTTTGTTTCTTTTTTGATAATATATTTCCAAGCCGTAACACACAGTTACGACGAAAGGAGTAACATGGAACTTTTAACACAAAACTCAAAACTGAAAAAGACAAGCAAGTTGAACAATCTTCGAGTTTTTAATTTTGGCATTCCAGCGCAAGACACTTGCATATGGGCAGGTGAATGCAAAAAGTTTTGTTATGCCTCTAAGGGTGCCTATATTTGGTCAAATGTTAAACCGGCATTCCAGCGACGTTATGAAACAACTAAACAAGATAATTTTCCTCAATTAATGATTGCAGAAATTATCAAGAAAAAAGCGTCTCATGTTAGGATACATGACTCGGGAGATTTTTATTCAAGGGAATATTTGCACAAATGGTTTAAAGTTATGGGTTCTTTGCCTGATGTTACATTTTATGCTTATTCTAAAAGTTTACCTTTATTTGAAGGTATAAAATTGCCTAAAAACTTTGTTTTAATTAAATCGGAAGGTGGGAAAAGAGACGATCTTATTAATCCAATCACTGATAGGCATGCACGTATATTTAAAACAGAACAAGATCTTTTAAATGCCGGATATGTAAACGCCTCTGAAAATGATTTAAAAGCAATCGGAGATAACTTTAAGATTGGTTTAATTGCTCACTAATAGGAGTTAAAATATGAAATATGTATTATTATTTTTACTAATATCGTGCGGAAAAACATCATTAAATGATTTTTTAAGAATTAAAAAAGATAATGTTAAAAGATCCAAAACAGATTTAACATTTAAAGATTATGTAAAATCATTTGAGGATAAATCAAATTTGATTGTTTTAGTTCCAATAATTTTTAAAGACATTCCAATGAAATATGCGGGCCTCTGTGTTGTTTATTCTAACGGTTATAGAGAAATTCAAATTAATGGTAAATTGTGGGCAGATTATAATGAAGAACAACGCGAGGCTTTAATATTTCATGAGCTTGGCCATTGTGTTATGAATAAAAGCCATGATGATTCTTTAATGGTACATAATAAAGCTTGCCCAAACAGTATAATGCGCTCGTATATGTTTAGTACTTATGAAATAGATAGCTGCTATAAACCAGAATATAATCACTACGTTGAAAATATAACAAAAGGATAATTATGATAGTTTCAGTATTTCTTATAAAGGCAGTGGTAGTTTACTTTATATACAAATTTTTTAATTGACGCATTATAATAAAAATAGTATAATTTAAAAAAGGAGATTTATGAAACTTCAATTAGATCAAATAGCTAAAAAAATGATAAATGCGGGGTTTTCTAGTTCTGATGTAGATAAAGAATCTTTTACTAATCGCATTGTAGAAATACTTGGAGATAAAAATCTATTTAATTTAATTAGTGAAGAAATGCAAATATTAGAAGAAGAAAGAGAGAGTAATATCCCATTAAGTTATGAGGATTATGTGGGCCGCTATAGTCAAAAGGAGTTTTAAAATGGACATTCAAGAGTTTAAAAATGAAGTTAAAGGAAATTTTTTTAGAGCATGTTTTGTTAAAAAAGATGGGTCAGTCCGAGAAATGACCGCTCGTTTTGGAGTTAAAAAACACCTTAAAGGGGGTGAATTAACCTACGTACCAGAAGAACGAGGGTATATTGTAGTTTTTGATGTGGAAAAAGAGGCTTATAGAACAATTAATATGGACACTTTAATTTTTTTAAGATATAACGGAAAAGAGATTGTGGGAAATAAAGCTTTAATGCATTCTTTAACTTAGGAAGGTGAATTATGTATAAATCAATTATTATTTTATTGGCTTTTTGTGCAATAGTTACAAGTATAAGACCAGATACGCCAAGTGTTAAAGAACTTACTAAATTGACTTCAGAAACATGTGAGGATATATGTCAATAAAAACTTATTTGTTAAATTCAGAAAATCAAGACCAGCAAATTTTAGGTTTTTTACTTACATCTGGTTTAAATTTTAAAAAAGTAGACCTAGTGACTAATGATAAATCAAATTCAGTATTTTTTGTTGAAACTACAAATTCTCAAGATGAAAAAAACATTAATTCTTTCGTAAAAGAAAATGATTTACAAAAACCAAAAACAATTTTATCCAATAACAAAGTTACAAATGGACTTAAGGTAATTGGTACATTTAAAAAACTTGGGGATAAAGCCAAAAGAGACATTTATTTTTTAGATAAATCAACTAATAATAAATTTGTAATAGAGTAATTATGAAAAAACTTGAATACATCTTTTATATGATAATTGGAGTAAGTTTAGGTATACTAACTGATTACTTGATAAGGAATTAATTATGTCCAAATTAGAATCTTTTTTGTTGCTAATTGGTATTTTTGGGCTTATAATTGTTGCAGGTAGTCTAGTTTATAATCTTTTTCAAGGGAGCATTGACCATGAATAGCGAGCAAATTGAAAATACAATTAATGAAACTTGTGATCTTTTAGATAATACAAGTAATGAATTAGAAAGAAAAATACTGGAAGCAAAACTTTTCGAGCTTGTCGAGCAATTGAATGGAAATACAATTTATTTGACAGTGCATTAAAAGGCTTTAAAATGAATATATTCTGTACCTCTGATTGTCCGATCGAATCGGCAAAATTCTTAGATGACAAGAGATGTCAAAAGATGGTTTTGGAATCCGCTCAACTATTGTCAACGGCTTTACGAGTCAATGGATATAAAGGCGATGACGTTTATAAAATAGCCCATTTAAACCACCCAAGTTCGCGCTGGTGTCGAGCTACGCAAGGCAATTACAAATGGCTTTTAGAGCATTTTAGAGCGTTATGCGACGAGTATACTAGACGCACTGGAAAGATTCATGCAAGTTCTAAACTATTGCCTATTTTCGAGGCTAATGTTGGGCTTATTCCAGCGGGTGAGCGTATGCCTTTTTCAAACAATGCAAGAAATTTGACGAAAGGTGTTGACTTTACGCATGAAAGTGATGTAAATTTAGCTTACCAGCTTTACCTTAGTGAACGCTGGAGCCAAGATAAACGAGAACCAAAATGGAGTTAAAAATGGAAACAATTAAGAAATTCAAAAATCGCAAGCTTTACAGCAAAACAACAAAGGGTTATGTCACGCTAACTTATCTTGTGGATAAAATTAAGCGTAATGAATCTTTCCAGGTTGTTGAGCATGGAACAAATACCGACATTACAGCTAAAACTTTAAAGCAAGCTTTGACAACAGTTGAACTGACCGACGATGTTGTAAGAAAAGTTATTCTTAATAATGGTCAGAATTAATTACTCCCAAATTGGGGAAAATATTATTGAAAGCAAAGAGCTGGTTTCCGTTAATGGAGCCAGCTATTTTGTTCGTATTGATTATGAAAAAGGCTTGTGGCAGATATTCAACGCTAAGCGTAGAAACTGCATTAAAAGCGGGATAAGCGATAATAAGAACGTGTTGAGACGAGCAGCAAGACGAGAGCTTCAGAAGTTGGGGGTTAAACTTGAAAAAGAATTCAAACAGAGCGGCTATGCAAAAACCCAATCCAGGTGAGTTATTTAAAGTTGATTTAAACTTAGGGTTAGAAAAATTTAATATCATAGAGATAGTAAAAGTAGAGGGTAATGTGGCTTATTATAAGCCATTAGGCTACCCTATTAAAACTGTAGCAAGATGGAATTTTAAAGAATGGCCAGAATGTTTAGAGTATAAATTAACACCCTTGGAATTAGAATTAATATGAAACTTTGGATATTGATAATTTATATGTTAAATGGAAAAACAACTTATGGATATAAATTTATAAAAAAGACTAATTGCGAAAAAGTTGGAAAAGATCTTGTAAAAGTATTTAAAAAAAGTTATTATAAATGCAAGATTTACAAAGGAGAATATGGTGAACTTAATAGAAAAATTTGAAAATTCCCTAGATCAAACAGTAAAAACTTTTAATAGTATTTTTACAAAAACTCCCATTATGGGATATGATTTAACGGAAGAAGTCGTTATTTGCGAACTTAACAAAGATAATAAAAGAAAAGTACTTGTAGGTAATGATGTATTATTTTTAGATTTAACGCAAAAAGAAATTTATATTATGCAAGAAAAAAAAGCAATAGTAAAAAAATCTTCAAAAAAATTAAATAAATCTACCAAATTAAGTAGGAACCTTCCTTCTATATATAGAATATTAAAGCCTACGGAGTTTTTAATTTACTCCGCTATAAAAGAAGTAGGAGAAGTTGATGGAGTAGAGGAGCTATCTAGGCAAATTGGAATTAGTAACAAGTCAATAATTGCCAACCTACACAGACTTGTATCATTGGGATTAATTAAAAAAGAGTATGTGGCTTGTTCCGGAGTTTCTGGTAGTTTTAATAAACTAAGTTTAAACCTTGACGCAAATTTAATACTACAGTAAACTAAATACGTGGTAAATCAAAACAGGAGAAGTTTATGAATATTACACAATTAAAAGAATCACTACCTTATTTATTCAAAGCTAAATTAGTACCCAATGTTATTGGAAAACATGGCATCGGTAAATCTTCCGTAATTTCACAATTTGCAAAAGAAAATGGTTATTCATTCCATCCATTTTTTCTAGGTCAAATGTCAGATGTTGGAGATCTTTTGGGACTTCCGGAGTTTGATAGAGACTCAAATGGAAAAGCAGTTTCTACTAGTTTCGTCCATCCGGCAAAATTACCAAAATCTCCTAGATCTATTTTGTTTTTTGATGAGTTAAATCGAGCTTCAAAAGATCTTATCCAAGCTATTTTTCAATTAGCTTTAGAGGGTAGTTTTCATGATTATACATTGCCAGAAGATTCAGCTATTATCATGGCTATGAATCCAGCGACAGATGATTACTCCGTGCTAGATTTTGGGGATAAAGCATTTGCTGATAGGTTTGTGCATATTAATTTAGACCCCACGCATGAAGAATTTCATGAATATATGAGTAGTAAGTATGGAAATAGCCCTATAAGTGAATTTTTAAAACAGCAAACTAAACTTTTGGAAGAATCTGACTTAAAGCCTGTGACTCTAGACTTTGTAAAACCATCAAGAAGATCATGGGACCGATTACAAAATCTTGAAAATACAGGAATGCCTGAGAACTTATTTAGAGAGTGTGGTATGGGTATGGTGGGATTATATGAGATGACTTGTTATGGTTCTTGGAAAGAGACACAAATTAAAGTTATTGATGGAAAAGATATTTTGAATAATTATGAAAAAGTCAGATCTAAATTTTTGTCTTACTTTAAAAATGTTGAAACGGGCGAAAGTTTGCAATCTCCACGAAATGATATAGTATCAAATGTTTGCCAAAATTTTTCAGATGAGTTGGTATATAATTTAAAAAATGGTGGGGTATCTCCAAGTCAAGCTAAAAATGCCGCAGCTTTTTTAATTGACGCTCCAATAGAAAATTGCTATGCAACTTTATTACCATTACGTTCTATTTCTGAGTTTTCCACAGATGCTTCTATGAAAGAATTTGTATTAGAGAATAAAGATCTTGTACTTCGAGTAAAAGAGGCAAAAAAAGCGAAAGATGCATATTTAGCAGCTAAAGAAGAAAGGGAAGCAAAGCAAATTAAAAAACTTAAAAAAGACACTACCTTTTAATCTTGACGCAATAGTTTTTCTCCTGTACTATTGGGTTAATGGAGGGAGATAGATGTATCTATCTCCCCTTTTATTTGGAGGATTTCGTGAATAAAATTCAAACAGCATTGACCTCTTTAGTTTTTACAGAACCCTTTTATGGGCATTTAATTTCCAAAATGAGAATTAGTAAATCTAGCGAAGTTCCAACCGCTGGAGTTTATATAAATGATAAAGTAAATCTTGTATATAACGAACAATGGCTTGAAAGTTTAGAAGTAATTGATATTGTAAAAGTATTAAAGCATGAATGTGGACATATTTTACAGGAGCATATAACAAGAGCTAAACAAATAGGAATTGTAAATCAAGAAATGCATAAAAGATTTAATTTAGCAACAGATGTTACAATTAATAAAAATGATTTAATTCCTACAGTAGAAAAAATTGGAGGGGTTACAGTAGAAAAGTTAAATGAAATGATGAAGAGCATGCTTGATAAAGCCAATGCAAAAGATAACGGAAACAGAGTATTTGATCCTATGGTTAATGATGAAATGGCAGAGTATTATTACAACAAAATTAATGAATTTGCTGAAAAAAATTATGATCTATTGGAAAAAGGTGATGGAAATTTTGGAGAAACTACAGATGATCACTCAATATGGGAAAAATCCGACGGTACAGAAGAGATGCTTAAAGAAGTTGCAAGACAGGCTGTAAACGACGCAGTAAAAGCTTCTGGAGGTGTTGGTAATTTATCAAGCGAAATAGCAGCACTAGTGAGTGAATTAAATAAAAATCAAATAAACTGGAAACAGCAGTTAAGACAGTTTTATGTAAACACATTAAAAAGCATTAGAATAAGCACAAGAAAAAAAAGAAATAGAAGATATGGAATTTTACAACCTGGGGTAAAGAAAAAACCAGAACTTCATTTAGGCTTGTGTGTTGATACTTCTGGAAGCGTAAGTGATGAAGAACTATCATTGTTTTGGGAAGAAATGAAAGCGATTAGTTTATGTGGGGTAAAAATTACGGTAATAGAGGCAGACTGTGCGGTTCATAACGTTTATGATTTTGATATAAAAAAGACTCCTGAGTTTAAAGGTCGTGGAGGAACTAGTTATAATCCGGCAATAAAAAAAGCTGTAGAATTAAAGGTAGATGGTATTTTATATTGTGGAGACTTTGATACTGCAGACGAACCAGAAAACCCAGGAAAACCGTTTTTATGGGTA